AAGGAAATGTAGGTGTTACTGGGGTTGATGGCCCACAAGGTCCAAGTGGTCAGATAGGTCCAACGGGTGATGTAGGTGACCAAGGTCTTCAAGGTCAAAAAGGTGAAGCAGGTCAAAAAGGTACAATTGGTTCAGTAGGTCCAGCAAACGTAACAGGCCCAGGTGGTGACCAAGGTTTCCAAGGTTCTCAAGGTTTACAAGGTCCGCAAGGTATAGACAAATCATCTGACTTAGAATTTAAAGGTTTACAAGGACCTCAAGGTGTTCAAGGTGAGACTGGTCCAACTGGTGATGTGGGTGATACTGGGGTTGATGGCCCACAAGGTCCAATAGGTCCAAATGGTCCAAGTGGTGATGGTGGTGTCAAAGGTGTATTAGGTCCACAAGGAGATACTGGCCCGCAAGGTCCTCAAGGTCCTACCATTGACGCAGGTCCGCAGGGGGATACTGGTCTTCAAGGACCTAAAGGTGCCCAAGGTGCGGATAAAGATTCTGATTTAGAATTTGTAGGTGATGGTGGTCCTCAAGGTATGAGTGGATTTGTTGGTCAAAAAGGTGCTAAAGGTAACCAAATGAGTGGTGGATACTTTGAAACTATAAAGATATGGTGTAACTTAGGATATCAAGACCAATTACAATTTAAACCTCTAGGGTGGTCATCAGGTGACCCAGTTTACGTTTTAGAAATGTATTTAAGTGGAAGTGGTGATTACTAATTTATTTTACATATTTATATAAAACAAAAAAGTTATATATGAATAGAAATTTTAGTTTTGATAGAAACCAACATCGGTCTGATGTAGACTTTACCAACTATTATTGGTTCGAAACTGGATTTAGTAAATCAGAGTTAGAGCAAATCGAGAAGATGACACAAGCCTTAAAGTTTGAGGAAGCTGCCACTGGTCAAGATGATTCTTCAAAAATTAGTGATTATAGAAAATCCAAAGTAAAGTGGTGTTACCAAAATCAAGAATGGGATTGGGTATACGAAAAACTACATAATATGATTATGGAAGCAAATGATGTTATGTGGAAGTTCGATTTATCAACAATGAACGAAGCAATTCAGTATACTGAGTACTATGGTGGTGGTGGTCATTACGATTGGCATATGGATTGTGGAATTGGTATTCAAAACCAAAGGAAAGTATCAGTAACAGTTCAATTATCAGCACCTGATGAATATGAAGGTGGAGATTTAGAGTTCAATATGGGAAGTCACAAAGTAGCACCTAGAGTTCAAGGAGCAGCAGTTATATTTCCATCGTTTATGTTACATAGAGTAACCCCAGTAAAAAGTGGAACTCGCAAATCGTTCGTACTTTGGGTAGGTGGCGAACCATACAAGTAGATTATGATAAAAACTAAACTACCATCTGCATTAGTTTTTGGTTGGGATAGGTTTGGTGAGTTTGAATTATCATCAAATCTATGCGAAAATGAAGGTTTGGTTGAAAATATACAATTATGGTCTTACGAAAGTGACCAAGACCTTTACAATCTGATGGTAAAACACGAACCAGACGTCATTTTAACATTTGGTGATGCTAACTCGTTTGTAATATCACAAGAAACATCAGAAATTATTAGTTCAAAGTGGACTCATTTTGATAATCCATTATCCGATGTTGATTTAGCAAATGAAGTAGCAAGATTATCAACAATTTGGAGTTGTAAATCTACTAAATTATATGGTTCAAAAGAAAACCCATTATTTTCAGTATTTACTGGAACATATAAGACTGGTAATCGTATATTTAGAGCATACGATGGACTAAAAAACCAAACATATCGAAATTGGGAGTGGGTGGTAGTTGATGATTCACCAGAAGATGACTTTGATACTTGGAATAAGTTAAAAACCATCGCAGAATCAGACCCACGAGTAAAAATACATAGAATTACTCCAAATTCGGGTGGGAATGTTGGTGAAGTCAAGCATAGAGCTGCTGTCTTAGCAAATGGTGATTGGTTGGTAGAATTAGACCACGATGATACTCTTGCTTCGGATTGTTTTGAGGTTTGTGTGCGTGGTATTAAGAAATATCCCGATGCTGGGTTTGTTTTTACTGGTGTTGCTGAGATATATGAGGATGGCAGTCACAAATACTATGGACCAATTGACCCACAAGCATATGGTAGAGACCATAATGGGTATGTGTTCGGATATGCACACCACGAGTGGGTAGAGATTGATGATAAGAAATATGTAGGTGGATATTCAGCAAATATCAATCCTAAAACTATTAGATATAATATGGGAATGCCTAACCATGCTAGGATATGGCACCGAGATGTGTATCATAAAGTGAGAGGTCATAATAGAACAATTTCAGTAGCAGATGACTTTGAGTTGATAGTAAAAACATTCTTAGAAACAAAGATGCTAAAAATCGACAAAGTATTGTATATGCAATGGAATAATTTTTCAAGTACAGTCGATTTAAATTTGATTGACATCAATCGGAGAGCAAGGTTGATTCGAAATTATTACGACAAAGATATTCATAATCGAATCCAAGAATTAGGCAAATTTGATTGGGATTGGAACGAGGAAACACAATCGTGTAATTCGAGTTGGTGGATGGATAGAACTAGATATTTTGAAAGAGAACAAGTATTAAATTACATTTACACAGAGCAGTAATTATGAAAGTATTATTTTGTATAGGTTATCAAAAGACCGCATTTAGTCCCCAATCTTGGAAAGAAACTGGGTCAGGTGGTTCAGAATATTCAGTTATGAAATTAGCAGAACGATTTTCTGAATTAGGACACGAGGTTATGGTTAGTGGTGAAGTTATCACAGGCACTTATAATGGTGTAAAGTATTTTACATATGAAGACTTGGGTATAAATGACCACTATGATGTTGTTATTGCAACAAATTATATCCATTACCTACAAGAATTAGATTCAAAAGGAATTACATTTGATAAGTCTTACTTTTGGATACATAATAATGAGTTTTATCCGTGGTGGAATGGTAGTAGTTTGGACCAAGATGGTAGACCTAACTTACACAACTCTCGTATGAATAGAGTTATTGCAGTTTCGGACTATTCAAAGAATCAACTATTAAACAATTATCCAGAAATGGAATCCAAGATAGATGTTATTCCAAATGCAATTGATTCAAGTGATTGGCCGTCACCACAAATAAAAATTAAAGATAGATTCATATACTCTTCAGCCGCAGATAGAGGATTAGAAAATCTACTGAGTATGTGGGGTGAAATAAAACAAATAAAACCAAATGCTACATTATTAGTTGCAACTCCACCATATGCCGAAGAATGGTATGATGGCTATAAAAAAGATTTGGATGGTGTTGAATTTGTAGGAGCATTACCACCAAGTAGATTGTATAACGAAATAAGTAAATCGGAATATTGGGTATATCCATCTTATTATGATGAGACATATTGTATTACTGCTCTTGAAATGATGAAAGGTGGTGTTAAAATAATATCATCCGATACTGCCAATTTAAAATCACTACTTCAAGGTAAGGGTAAACTTGTATCATCTGACCAAGACTTTGATAAGATGAAATTAAGTATTCTTGATATACTACAAACCGACCAAAACAATCCAAACTCTATGGAATCGTTTTTACGAGTAGCAAGTGGGTTTGCTAATAAACAATCTTGGGAGATGGTTGGTGATATTTGGTTGAGTAAGATAGAAGAAGATGATAAACCAAAGCGAGTTTTACATCAAGAAGATAAATTACATCCTGAGTTATACACTTATTATGAAAACCCAACTGAGTGGAAACGTAGATTCATCACTTATTCGGCAAGAACTAAAGAATGGGACTTGATTACCGATGAGCCATTTATGAATACATTTACATTTCCATTATTTACACCAGAGTTTTGTAAAATGATTCGTGAAGAAGCAGAACACTCTAACTCTTGGACCTATAATAGACACGAACACTATCCAACTACCGATATGGTATTACAAACCATTGGAATGCATGAGATTTATATGGAAGTTCTTCGTGAATATGTAATGCCACTCTCAATTTATATGTGGGCATTAGAGGGTGAAGGTTGGGATGTTTTAGATTCTGAAAACTTCTTAGCAAGATATACACCCGATACCCAAGGACACTTATCAATCCATCACGATGCATCTGATGTTACTTGTTTAGTCCAACTTTCAGACTTAGATGAGTATGAAGGTGGTGGGACTTGGTTTAGAAGACAAAAAGAATTGGTAAAAAATGGTATTGGATATGTAACTATTCATCCTGGGAATATTACACATAAACACGGTGCTCGTGCCGTAAGTGATGGTAAAAGATATATAATAGTATCCTTTATGAAAAATACGAAAAGGTAATACCAGTACTATTTATATAGGACTAATAGTATTTAGGAGTATAAATGGCAGTAGAAATTCCAATATGGCCAGGTTCGGGTTCGTTTGCAAGTGGTTCATCAACTCCTTTCGGGTTCTTTGATTCTGACACTCAGTTTCAATCAGATGCACCGAAAGTTGCAGAGTGGTGTGCTAAGAGATTGGGGTATCCAATTGTTGATGTTGAATTACAAGACATCAACTTCTTTGCTTGTTTAGAAGAAGCAGTAAATGAATACTCATCTCAAGTAAATCAATATAGAGCAAAAGAAAACTTATTGTCACTACAAGGTTCATCATTGGATTTGGATTTATCAGATACCAATATGAATGCAAATATGCAGAACTTAGTCAATATCGCAAAAGACTATGGTACTGAAGCATTGAGTGGTGGTAAAGTTACTGTTTACACTGGTTCTTTCGAGATGGTAGGTGGTCAACAAATCTACGACTTTGGTGATGATAGTGTAGTAACCTTAGAAAGTGGTTCTACACTAAATGGTATTACAATGAGAAGAGTATATCATACTCAACCACCAGCAATCATCAGATACTTCGACCCATTTGTGGGTACTGGTATGGGTTCTCAACAAATGATGAACACCTTTGGTTGGGGTAACTACTCACCAGGTGTATCATTTATGATGCAACCAATGTTTGATGACCTTCTTAGATTACAAGCAATTGAGTTTAATGATAAGATTCGTAAATCATCGTATGGATTCCATATTGATGGGCAAAGAATTAGATTATACCCAATCCCAACAAGTGGTGATACTGGTGCAAAGGTTTACTTTGATTATACATTAGATAGTGAGACTAACTCACCAATAGCTGCCTCAAATGTGGTAAGTGATTTGTCAAATGCACCATTTAGTAGATTGACTTATCAGAATATCAACTCAGCAGGTAAACAATGGATTGCAAGATACACACTTGCATTAGCAAAAGAGATGTTGGGTGCAGTTAGAGCAAAGTTCTCTGCTATTCCAATCCCAGGAGCAGATATTACACTTGATGGGTCAGACCTTCGTAACGAAGCATCTGCTGAGAAAGAATCATTACTTACTCAATTGACTGAGATGTTGGAATCAACTTCTCGTAGAGCATTGATGGAAGCAAGAAAAGAAGAATCTGAATATTTGGAAGAAACACTCAATAGAGTACCAAGACCAATTTTTATAGGATAATGTAGATGGCACTATTCGGTGGACAAAGAGATATGTCATTATTCAATAAAGTGAATAAGGAACTTATCAATGACATTATTGATACGGAAATCTACTATTATCAAGTTGCTTTGACTGAAACTAAAGCAAACCTATATGGTGAGGGTAAGGATAAGGTATTTAACCAACCAATCAAAATTCCTTGTTTGATAGAGAGAGGTCAGTCCACACAAATCTCAGATGACTTTGGTCAATCATACTCTCGTGAAGTACAATTCAGATTTCTTCGTGATACATTAGTTGAAAAGAACCTTGTACCCGAAGTTGGTGATATTATTCAATGGAATGGTGAGTATCACTTGATTGATGCACAATACTCTTATCAATATGTCGCAGGTAAAAACCCAGATACTTGGGATGGTGGTGATTCACAAGGTCTTAATGTATCTATTATATGCGATGCACACGTTACTCGACAAACATCTATCAAATTAGTAGATACTTATAAAGGTAACTCAAGACAAAACGATAACGAAGTACCACTAGGATTATAAGATGGCACAAAAGTATAGAAATCAAGATACATCCAAACCAAACATTACTCAGACTCAATCTTCTACAAGTGAAGATGTAAAACTGAATAAGGCAAAGCAGATTCGCAGAGACCAAGACAATGTAAAGAATGTCTCAGTTGGTATCTACGATGTAGATTCTGCTTTTAAGACTTTTTTGGAAAAAGATGTAAAACCTACTATCGAAGATGATGGTAGATTCTATCCAGTACCAGTAATGTACGCATCTCCTGAAAAATGGGCATCTGCTCAACGAGATGGGTTTATGAAAGATGATAATGGTATGATTCTAACACCAGTTATCTCATTCAAACGAAACAATCTTTCAATTAATACTGATTTAGCAAAGTTGAAGGTGGCACAAAACGAAGATGCACACCAAATGTTCGAGAGAAAGTACAATAGAACCAATAGATACGACCAATTTTCTATTTTGACTGGTCAATCACCTAAAAAAGAGTATATGTCGGTTGAAAGACCCGATTATGTAAATTTAGAGTACGAAGTGGTCGTTTGGTGTGATTATATGGAGCAAGTAAACAAGATTGTTGAACAAATCGTGTTTTTCCAAGGTCGTTCTTTTGGTGATAGATACAAATTCGTAATCAAAGGTGATTCCTATGGGTTTGAAACCATTTCAGAGATGGGTCAAGATAGAATTACCAAGGCAAGTATCAATCTGACTGCAAAGGCATATATCGTTCCAGAATATGCAGCAGTAACCAACAATACTAAGAGAAGAATCTCAGTTGGTAAGGTATCTTGGGGTGAGAGTCCTAAATTAGGTGGAAATGATTCCTCAACAAAGATAGGTAATGAATAATTTTTACATATTTATATAGTAGAACAATAATAATACAAAGTTATGGAAGAAAAAACAGTAGTCCAATTCACTCAAGAAGAAGTGAACAAGATTCAAGAGTTTCAACAAAAAGTAATTACCACCAATACTAGAATTGGTGAAATCGAACTACAAATCCACGGATTAGAACAAGAGTTCCAAGCATTAAAGAGCGAGAAACAATCTTTGATTGATGGTTACACTACTCTAAGACAACAAGAAGTGGAATTAAGTGCTGAATTAAAAGAGAAATATGGTGAGGGTACTTACGATATTAATACAAATCAATTCACACCTACCAAATAAGTAGTCGTTTCCCTATTTTTTGGTGTATTTATTATAAGGAAAACCAAATTTTAGAATTTAGGAGAAAATAATGGCTGAAAGAATTGTAAGTCCTGGCGTATTTACACGAGAAAAAGACCTTTCATTTTTACCACAAGGTATTGGTGAGATAGGTGCTGCTCTTATCGGGCAATCAATCAAAGGACCTGCTTTTGTTCCAACACAAGTAGAGTCTTTTCAAGAATTCCAACAAAAGTTCGGTGGTCTTACTGAAGATTCATATCTTCCGTATACTGCCCAATCTTATTTAGAGGAAGCAGGTACTGCTACTATCGTAAGAGTATTAGGTCAAGATGGATACACTGCTAAACCATTAGCATTGGTAGTATCATCATCTGAAGGTGAGTTAGTAGGTGCTTTACTTCACCCAACTACTACTTCAAATGGTGGTGACTTCGATGACTCATCGGTAGATGCAGTTGCAAGTGCATCTTCTTTCATTTTAACATTGACTGGTAGTTCAGTTGCTGAAGCAAATACTTCCGCATCATTGAACCCATCAAATGAAAACTACATTACTAAGACATATGGATATGCTCCTAAGTCTTCTAAAGATGCTTACACTCAATTGAACTTTGGAACATTCCAATCTGCATCATTCGCAACTGGTGAAGATGTTAAGGTTTCAGTTCAGCAAGTTGATGTTGATTACACGAAGACATATCAAGAGGCAGTAACTCCTTGGATTAAATCACAAAAAGTTGGTGGTGAAGCTATTAACTTGATTAAATTCCATACACTATCTCACGGTAACTCTACGAACTACGAATTCAAAGTAGGTATTCGTGACATTAGACCAGCTTCAGAGGTGCCAGGTTCTGAGTATGGTACATTTAGTGTAATCGTAAGAAGAGTAGATACTGGAAAGATTCCTAATTCAATTTTTGGACAAAGTGTTCAAGATTCTGACCTTAGACCAAACATCGTAGAAGAGTTCCAAGGTGTAAATCTTGACCCTAACTCACCAAACTACATTAAGAGAGTAATTGGTGACAAGTATATCACAGTTGATGCAAATGGTAAATTAAACTCAAATGGTGATTACCCTAACGCATCTGCTCACATTAGAGTAGAAGTAGCTGATGATGTTGATAGTGGTGCTATTGATTCAACACTCGTTCCATTCGGATTCGGTGCTGTAACTTCACCTCTACATTCATCTTACAACTTACCTACTCCAACTTACAATGTATCTCAGTCTATCTCAAGTGAGTACAACAAGAGAGCATTCTTGGGTTACTCATTCGATTTTACTACGACTGATAACTTGAACTTCCTACAACCACTTCCAGATTCAAATACTGAAACTGTTGGTTCTGACTTTGATTTGGCAACTTGTGAATCAAATGGTGCTGCTATCTCATTGACATCTGACTTGAGTGCTAAGAAATTCTTAGTACCATTCCAAGGTGGTTTCGATGGATATGAACCAAATAGAGTAGTAAACGTGGGTTCTTCAATCGTTGCAGGTAACGCACAAGGGTTCAACCTTTCATCTGCTACAGCAGCAGGTACAATTGCATATAGAAAAGCAATTGATGCAATCTCAAACCCTGATGAGTTCGATATCAATATGATTGCACTTCCAGGTGTAATCAATAGACTACACTCTGCAGTAACTACTTACGCAAAAGATATGTGTGAAGATAGATTAGATTGTTTCTATGTAATGGATGCAGGTGGTTACTCTGACTCTATTGCAACTGTGAAAAATTCACTAACTTCATTTGACTCAAACTATGTGGCTACTTACCACCCTTGGGTTAAGATTTTGGATACTGATAAAAACAAACCAGTATGGGTACCGCCAAGTGTTGTACTTCCTGGTGTAATTGCATTCAACGATGCTGTAAGTGCCGAATGGTACGCACCAGCAGGTTTGAATCGTGGTGGTCTTCCAAATGTAATCGAAGTTAAGACTCGTTTGACTCACGATGAGAGAGACACATTATACGAAGGTCGAATCAACCCAATCGCAACTTTCCCAGGACAAGGTGCTACGGTATTCGGTCAAAAGACACTACAAGCAAAACCATCTGCATTGGATAGAATCAATGTAAGAAGATTGTTAATCGCAGTTAAGAAATACATCGCATCTTCAACAAGATACTTGGTATTCGAAAACAATACTGCTGCAACAAGAAATAGATTCCTATCAATTGTGAATCCTTACTTGGAATCAATCCAACAAAGAAATGGTTTGTACGCATTTAGAGTTGTGATGGATGATACTAACAACACTCCAGATGTAATTGATAGAAACATTATGGTAGGGGAGATTTACTTACAACCAACGAAGACTGCTGAGTTCATCGTACTTGACTTCAACATTCTTCCAACTGGTGCGGCTTTCCCTGAAGCATAAATGTAAGAATTAGACTATTTATTAGAAAGAGACAATAGGAGATTATAAATGGCACAGCTATTAGACCCAAATGAAATTATGTTCACCAACTTTGAACCTAAAATGTCAAATAGGTTCATTATGTACATCGAAGGTATTCCTGCATACTTGATTAAGACTTCTGCAAGACCTGAGATTACTAATGGTAAAGTGACTATCGACCATATCAACACTCGTAGATATGTGAAAGGTCGTTCTGAATGGAGTGACTTGTCAGTAACATTGTACGACCCAGTAGTTCCATCAGCTGCACAAGCAACTATGGAGTGGGTAAGACTACACCACGAATCAGTAACTGGTCGTGATGGATACTCTGACTTCTACAAGAAAGATATCACATTCAATAGTTTGGGTCCTGTTGGTGATAAAGTAGAAGAGTGGACATTGAAAGGTGCTTACATTCAATCTGCTAATTTCTCTGATATGGATTATAGTGGTGAAGATTTGGCAACAGTTGAATTGACACTTACTTACGATTACGCAATCCTACAATACTAATTTTTAACTAAGATATATTATGAAAAATATTATTAGAAGAAGACAAGATTATGTAGTTGATGCAGTTACCTTTGCAGGAACAATTACTATTACTGAAGATGACACTACTGCAGTTAGTTGTTCATTCGACATCGATGAAAACTTCCCATACACTTGGACCAATGGGTATGAGTGTGTAAGAACCGACATCGATATGCCAGAAGCATATACTGGTGGTGGTGAATGGAAACTACTCGGAGATAGTGGTTCATATACTTGGGAACAAGTTTAATAAAATTGTACTATGAAAAACAAACCCTCACCTTTTGGTGGGGGTTTTTGTATTATAAATGTTTGAGTTCCATATTTATATGTGGTTAACCAAATTATAACAAAGGAAGTTATGGCAGATTTACAAGATGACTACAAAATGTCTGATGCTGATTTAGCTGCTCAGATTAGACAACAACACGAAGTGAAACAAGTAAGTGATTACAAGTTTCCAACTGAAATTATCGAACTCCCATCAAAGGGTTTGATTTATGCAAACGACAATCCACTATCAAGTGGTAAAGTCGAAATGAAGTATATGACTGCAAAGGAAGAGGATATCCTCACAACTCAGTCATACATCAAAGATGGTTCGGTTCTTGACCGACTATTCCAATCTCTTATCGTATCAAATGGTGAAGGTATGCCTATCAAGTATGTAGACTTGGTGACTGGTGACAAAAATGCCATTATGATTGCTGCAAGAATCTTGGGATATGGTAAAGATTACGAAGTTGAAGTGGAAGACCCTTATAGTGGTAATAAACAAAAAGAAACCATCGACCTCACTCAGTTTGAAAACAAAGAGTATGATGGTTCACAACAATTAGAACCTCATAAAAATGAGTTTGAATTTACACTACCTCGTTCTCAAAGAAAAATTACCTTTATGGCAATGACTGAGAGTAAAGAGAGAAAGGTAAAACACACAACTGAGGAATTGGCAAAGGCGAATCGTAAACTAAAAGATTCAACCTCAAGAGAACTCACCACTCGTATGAAAACTATGATTTTATCAGTAGATGGAGATAGTGAGCAAAAAACAATTAATCATTTCGTTGATAATGAACTATTCGCAGTAGATTCTAAGGCCCTCAGAGCGTATATTAACGAAGTAGTACCTGACATTGACCTAACTTGGGAATTTGTATCTGAGGAGACCGGGGAAGGGAGAGAGATGCTACTGCCAATGGATGTGACCTTTTTTTGGCCTTCCAATTAATTATAGGCAGTATCTACACGCTCATATTTTTGACCTAATCTACCACGGAAATGGTGGATTTACCTTCTCGGATGTTTACAATATGCCAATTTGGACTCGTAAGTTTTATATCAATAAAATTGTTGAGTTTAAGGAAGAAGAGAAGAAAGCACACGATAAAGAAGCAGCGAAAATAAGAGCAAAGACAAGAAAGTAAGGAAGACCCAACTTAAAGTTGGGTTTTTCCATATTTATAGTATATAAAGAGGATTACTATGGATTCAAATAAAAAACTTGAAGGGATTGTTGAGTCACTCAAAAAAAGAGGTATGAACGAAAGTGCTGTATCTGATTTTTTGAATTCTATAAGAGTGGCAATCAAGAAAAAGAAACTTGATAAACTAACAAACGACCCAGATTACCAAAAGATTCTAAAAAAGTACAACATTAAACCAATAGATTGGAATTCCACTAAAGATGACCCATTCTTCAAATAAAATGGTGTAATAATAAATGGCTACAAACGAAAGAAAAGATACCCAAGCACGTGTTGATGCAATGAGAGCTGAAGAACAGATTCAGAAGAATCTGTCTGACATATTGCAAAAAAACTTAGATGGTAGAACTCGCGAGGGTAAGATTCTAAAAGAAAATACTGCTGCCATTTTAGAAGCAAAAGACTTAGAATCTAAGTTAACAAAGATTGCTGAAGCCAAGGAAAAAATCATTTCTGAGATATATGATAAAAATGAAGATTTGGCCAAACAGATGTTGGAACAGCTTGAAACTGCAGAAAAACTTGTAAAACAAGAAAAACAACGTGGTGACCTGATGAAGGACCTAAAAGGCAATCTCAAAGATGCCTTAGGGATGAATAGCAAGTATGTTGAAGCATTTAAGGTAGGTGGGGCAGCCGCCCTTGGTGTGATGGCAATCACAGCAGGTGTTAAGAAAATATCTGAGTTTGTAGGAAATACAGTGGGTTTAGCAAAAGACTTATATATCAATTTAGGTGTGTCCGCAGGAGAAGCCGCAGAAATCGGGGCACAAACACTTGCCGCATCATTTAGTATAGAAGGTATGTTATATGGTTCTCAAGCATTAGCAGATGCTGCTAAAGAATCCGCACAATACTTTGGGACAATATCAAATCTAACTATGGATAGTCAGAAGAATATCGCAGAACTATCCGCATTAGGGGTTCAAGGACCCGCACAACTAAGTGCTATATTTGGTCAAGCAGCAGGTGATGCTGGAGATATGACCGATTCAATCAAAGCAATTGCAATGCAAGAAGGAGTAGCTGCTTCAGCAGTTCTTCAAGAAATGGCAAATAATCAAAATTTACTTGTTGGTAAATCAGAGGAAGAAATCAGAGTATTAGCCCGTAAAACTGCTGAGTTGAAAAAACACGGACAATCAATGGAATTGTTAAATTCAGTATCAGATAATATGTTAAACATTGAAGGTTCTTTAAAAGCAGAGATGAAGGCAAGAATGTTATTGGGTAAAGACATTAATGCTCAAAAAGTTAGAGAAGCTGCATTACAATATCAAATGACTGGTGATGCATCACAATTAAGTAAAGCATTGTCAGAACAAGTTGGTTCTTCTAAAGAATTTGGTAAACTCGGTCCAATGGCACAAAAAGCATACGCAGATGCGTATGGTATGTCAGTAGACCAAATGACCGAAATGTTGGTCAAAGAAGAAGAGATGTCTAAACTACGTGCTGAATACCCAGGACTCGATGAAGAAGCCCTTACAAAAAAAATAGAATCTCAAGAAGCAACACAGGCTACTTTGGCAACAATGGGAAGTATGGGTTCTACATTATTTACGGCAATAATACCTGCATTAGCACAAGCATCCGTATTATCTAAAAATATGAATTTATCATTTAGTGGTATTGGTAAGACTTTAAAAGGTCTTGGTGGTAAAATTAAAGGTGTCTTTGGTGGTGGTAAGAAATCACAATTTGCAGGTGGTAGTTTTTCTAAAGGAAAAGAACTATTAGCAAAAAAGGGAGCTACGGCCGAAATACCAAAAGGTGGTAGTAAGGGTATGACTGGATTCACTAAGGGTATCGAAAAAATAGATGGCAAGAAACTACTTGCTGGTGGGGCTGCACTTGTATTGGTAGCAGCATCGGTTTTTGTATTTGCTAAAGCAGTCCAAGAATTTATGAAAGTTTCTTGGGATGCGGTTGGTATGGCAGTTGTATCTATGTTAGCACTCGTAGGTGCTTTAGCATTGGTCGGAGCAATAATGATGAGTGGGGTGGGTGCAGTTGCAATCCTCGCAGGAGCAGCAGCAATGTTGGTAATCGCAGCTGCCTTATTAGTTCTTGGTATTGCTATCCAAGAAATTGCCAAAGGGTTTGGTATGTTTGGTGAATTAACAACACAATTAGTAGCATTAGTGATGATTGCTCCAGGATTGATTGCTTTAGCAGGTGTCTTTGCTATATTAGGGGCATCTATGATTCCATTAGCATTGGGATTGGCATTGATTACACCACTACTACCAACTCTAATGATTTTGGGAGTATTCCTACCAATGATTGCAAACGCACTTGGATTGGGAGGAGACTCAGAATCGGGTGGTGGAGCAGGTGGTCAGCAGAGTGACCCATTATTAGATGAAATTAAAGGTCTTAGAAGAGACATACAATCACAACCAGTTCAGATTGTTATTGATGATAAAGTAGTAAGTCAGATGAACAAGAAGAATGTAAGAATGCAGTCTTATAGAGACCAATTAAAGTAAGGGATAGGTAGATGGCATTAAAAGATTTAAAATCAGACTTATCTAAATTTAGAAGACCCATAGAGAAACCACTTAGTGATAAGAAACGAGTGGAAGTACCTAAGTCTACTAATCAGACCCCTCTATCCCAATTCGTGGATAAGACCCCATCTGCCCCTAAGTCAAACACGACTACACCAAAACAAGGTGTGACTCCAAGTAAGTTTGATAACTCATCGAACTATTTGGGTGAGACTAATCCAAGTAAGTTTGATAACTCATCGAACTATTTGGGTGAGACCACACCTACTAAGATGTCTTTAGAAGAAAGATTCTTAGGTCAGACTGAAGCACAAGAAGTACAACAAGGGGATAAATTTAAAGGTGAAACCGAAACAACAAATATTACTCAAGGAGATAGATTTAAGGGTCAGACGACTCCTCAAGACTACTCCAATGAGGAAAAGTTCAAAGGGGAAACCACACCATCTGAGTTCAGATTTGTACAACAATTCTTAGGCGAGACTACTCCAAGTGAGTTATCGTTTACCCAAAAGTTCTTAGGTGAAACAACACCAACTGAATTTAACAACTCATCTAATTTTTTAGGTGAGACTACTCCTACTGAGTTTGATGGTGAGTCTAAGTTCTTAGGTGAAACAACACCAACTGAATTTGACAACTCATCTAATTTTTTAGGTGTAACCACTCCAGATGAAATTAAATTTAATCCTAACTTAGAAAGGCAAGCAAAAGACCCTAAATTTGTTGATTTTATTACTGATGATAATGCTAAAGGATTTTCACCATACCAACAACCAAAGAATGATTCTACATTTGTTGGGGTAGACCCATCACAAACTTCATTTGATAATACAAATTCACTATTAAGTCAATTTGGTAGTGCAAATAGTGGAATATCTTTTCAAGCAGGGTATGGTAAATATAAGGTCGGTGACCCTATTGGTGATACACAGCGATATTCTCCCGATGGTAGTAGATATATAGATTCATACACAAGCATTGGTAGTATGATGGAGAAACGTAATTCACCATCATTCTTAGATGAGATGTATCATAAATTTAATCTAAAAGATGATTCACCCAACTCACTAAACATAATAAAGGCACCTTACATATTACGAGGTATACAAAGAAAAAAAATCACTAAGGGTGAACCTCAATTTTGGGACTTTGGGTTAGGTGTTGATGATGGATTAATTAGAGGTGGTATTGTAGCATCTACTACACGAGCATTGGTAGATGTTGCCCGCATTGGGTCATTCTTTTTATCAGCAAAGGGATTGTTATGGGGTGTAAGACAAGTAGGATTACAACGTAGTCAGAAATATGGTAAGACTTGGACACCAGTAAATCTTTTAGCAAGTTTGGCAGGGCAACATTTAGGTTTAAAATTTGATAGACCTGACTTAATCCCATTAGGTAAACAGGGTTGGAAATATAATGTAGGTGCTTCTATCAACATAAGTCCTTTGAGGAATATATATAGTGTATTCTCACTATCTAGAAAAGGGTTGAATAGTGATATATTCCCTATAGGAGCACCAGACCTAAGAGGTGGGTTCGACTCAGTTTATGGAATTGGTGTAACTAGAACAACTCGATACACGAATACTTTCAAAAACGTAGGTAAGGACTTTGCTAAAGTTAGAGCATATTTAACTACTTATGATAAGTTTTTTATTGGACCTATTGACCCATTTGGACCTAAATTAGAAACTAAATATTACCAAACCCAATTAGTTAGAACTCTAAACGATAATAACTTGATTGGTACTACCATAGGTAACCAAGTAAATCCAAAATCAACATTTAATATAGATAAAGAGTTTGAACCTCGTGGTTTATATAAATCTGATGATAGCAAAAAAAGTGGATTTGGTACTAGTATTATTGACTACGAGGCAATATCATATGGTACTATCCAAAAATTAGCAAATGGAGAAAAACTATCAAATTACAAAGGTGATTTTAGAAATCTAAAAACATTAAAGTACAATAGATTGCCTGATGTGGAAGCGGGCACTAACTACGAAGAGTATAATTTAGAAAAGACATATGGAACACCTGCTACATTTAAAACAAATAGTGAACGAATAGCAACAGGTAATTCATCTCGTAGAATAGACAATGTGTACGATTCGGTATTTAATGCAAAACTTCAAAATGACTTAGTTCACCTATTTTTTGCATATGATACAACTGCAGGAACTCAAGATAGTGCTAAAATCATCCAATTCCGTTCTACAATTAATGGTGTAACTGAAACATTTTCACCAAGTTGGAATGGTATCAAATATCCAGGTCGTGCTGATAAAGCATATATGTATTCTGAGTTTGAAAGAACCCTTTCATTTAGTTTCAAAGCATATGCAACCTCAAGAGATGAGATGAAAAACATATGGAAGAAACTTTCCGAATTATCAAAGTTAACAATGCCAACATATGGGTCAGCATACTCAGGTCATATTTGTTACTTTAGATTAGGTCAATTATGGGGTAATGGTACAAGTGGTGTTCCATCATTAATTACATCACTAACATACACGATACCAGATGACTTACCTTGGGATATAAATCACGATGGTAACCTATCAGAACTTCCAATGGGAGTTGATGTAAATGTTGGATTAACTATTCTTCCAGATACTATTTATAAGAGTAGCAAGAATCACTATTCTTTCTATGAAACTAAAGGATTTCAATAATGAATAGATATGATGGTATAGAAGTATTGAGAGGTATGAATGGTCGTAGATTTAAAAAGACTACACTATTCCCTATAATAGAACCCCACGTTGATGACATATACATTATTGGTCAGGTTGGTGATAGGTTAGATAATCTTGCTTTTAAATACTATCAAGATTCATCACTTTGGTGGATTATTGCACGCGCAAATAATATTGGTAAAGGCGACTTAACTATAGAGGTAGGTGCTCAAGTAAGGATTCCACAAAATCAATTTGAAATCATAGATAAGTACAAAGAACTAAATGATATTGAGTAAGTTATGTCAAATATATTCAATCAAGGTGGATTAAATTTACCACCAAATCCATTTGATAGTAAACAACGTGCTTATAAACGAAGAGCATATGGTAGTGTTAAAGTAGTTGGTAATAAACAATTTACTTGTTCTGGTGGTGGTGCATCTTTAACATTTGGGGGTGATTCTAGTACAAAATTTGCACAAGGTGGTGCATTACAACCCAGAAGTGGTGGTCGGTATGTACCTAATCCATACCTAACATCAATCACTACTAAAAATCAAGGTAGTGGTGGTATCGAAGATACTGCACTTTGGGAAATTGAGTTTCAATACATTTGTTATGGAACTGACCAACTAAACAAAATGGCAAATGCATTTATGATTCCAGGTATGTTGGTTGATGTCACTATTGGGTATTCACCAGGTGATAAATTAACAATATCAAAAGCATCCGTTTATGATTTTAGTTTTTCATACAATTCAGATGATGGTTCGTATTCGTGTACTTGTAAGTGTATGGGTGAAAACTCCGATGCAACTATCGCAGGTGCATTGAAGGTAAAACCATCTAAAAATGGTGTTGAGTCGGTAGATGCTGGTGATAAAAAAAATAAAGGTTATTCTATCATCAAAAAACTTCAAAATGAATGTGATAAGGCATTAGGTTTAGCAAGAGATGAAAAAGGTAATCTAAAAAATACAAATGTACCTTCTCGTGATGGAACTGCAGTTTCAAAGGGAGATTATGGGTTGATTAAGGGACAAAAAGATGCATCTACGTTCGATATGATAGTATCACTTGGGTCTGCCGATAACATCCTAGTACCTGTTGTAAAAATAAGTAGAGTTGTGGGATTTTTAAATGAGCTAGTTGGTAATCGATATAAACTTGATGCAAAATATAAGACACTAGCCAAACTAAAATCAGCAGACCCAATGGCATTTTGCCTACCAGGCAAAAGGGGAAAATATGGTGAAAAGAATGACTTTTCAAAATTGACGGGGGCTGATGGGTCTGTTGGTGATATATGGGTTTCTATTCCTAAATTGATTGATATGGAAGACTCCGTAATGCAATCACAAAAAGAAGATAATAAAGAATATACAACCAACCAATTATTAAATAAAATATTTGCCGAACTAAGTACTTGTACGGGAACGGCAGTTGATTGCTTTATATCAGAAGATAAGGGTACGTTCTACATACTAAATAGAAAGAATGATATTAAAAAAAGTGGTGCTACTACAATTAATTTACTAAGTCCTAGTTCACCAATAAAATCACTTAGTATGTCATCTAATATGGACCCAGATATGGCAGCAATTGCATTTGCAGGTAGTAGTGGTCCATATCCTAAATCTATCGTAGAGAGTGTTTTTGCAGGATGTAAACCAAAGGAAGAAACAACACAAGATGAACCCAAAGACCCTGGTACACTTTTAGATGAAAAAATAAAAGAGATAGGTCAGAATTATTCCGCAGAACTTGCTCAAGATTGTAAAGGAATACTAAAACAATATGTTAACAAAGACCTCAAGGGAATATCAATGAGATATGGTATTGATTTAAGTGTTACTTTAGATGGGTGGAATGGTCCTAAATTTATGCAAAAGTTTACAGTTAATCCACTACCAAACGCAGTGAGTCACGGTAGTGTATATTTTGCAGTCGGTGAAATTGAGCACAAATGTGATGGTGAAACTTGGGATACTACTATTGTTGGATATATGATGGTGAATGCATAATGAGTAGAAAGAAGATATATTACCCCGAAGGTCAAATCCAAAAAGGACTCTATACACAAGGTAAAGAGTGGATGTTGGAAGATGGTACTGAATACGTTGGTGATTATCATACCTATATTACAGGTGAGGTATTTACTAAATCATCTTATGTAAAAAATATATCTAAAAAATTAGTACCTTACATAGACCTATCACAATCTTCAAACAAAACTAATTTTAAATACGACTCCCTACTAGAAGATACCATAGACTCATTTGTATTTGCAAGGTATCAAAAAAATGTACCTACTCAAGAGGATTATGATAATGGATTTTATTATCGTTTCTTTGCAAAAAGACACTTCAATGGTATAATAGTAGAAGTAAGTGAAGACACCTTTAATGAACTTCAACCAGAACACTATAAAACCTTAGAACTTGCTTGGAAACTAAGAGATGATGCAGTTATAGTAAACCAAAGACAGGTTAGAACTGCCGAAAAAGACATCAAAGGTATCTCAAACTACATCACAAACTATTCAGAGTTCGTAAAACTTTAACAATTTCTTAACATTAAACATTTGGTAAAGTCACCACCTTTCACTATATTTACTATGTAATAATGAGAGAGATGAAAAACCAAAAGACATTAAATGCCCTTCGTAAGAAAGCCGGATTGGGTATTTGTGAAAGTTCAAGAATGCCAAACCTTAACAAGGTTAGTCAATTACTAACTGAGTTGGGTATCCAAAACTCGTGTCTCGAATCAAGTTGTGAAAAGTGGAGTTCTCCTGCTGGATATAGATACTACACTTCTGGTGGTAGTAGAACTTATACTGGATTTTGGTTGAGAGTTCCTAAAATCAATATGAACATTGACTCAACTGACACTTACTACTCTTGGAACACGAAACAATACGCTCAAGAACTTGTTAAACTAATTGATACACTATAATATGAAGGTATTAGGTACTAAATACGGAATCGAAATCACGAGACCTTGGAACAAGGAAATGTATGACCACAATGACAAGGTTGCTGATTTGATGAAAGCCGAATTGAGACTTGCTTTGAAAAAGTCTTTTAAACAAGAAAACGAAGAACTCCTAAGAGAGGTTGCTTCGGTGATTGACCCTTGTGGGTATGGTATTGGGTTCGATATAGAAGACATCTACAATGATGCTTTGAAGAACTTAGATATGGTTCAAAACTATTGGTTGAACGAAGAATACCCTTACGGAGTGAATAAAGGTATCATTCCTTCAGTTGAACTTGAGTTTATTGGTTACTAAAGTTTAACAATTTCTTAACATTACGGATTTGGTGGTTTCCCAAATAATCACTATATTAGTAGTGTAAGATTGAGAGTTAATAATTAAACAATGAAAAATATGACTTACCAAGAATTAAATCAGTTGAGTGTTGAAGAACTACGAGTGTTGAACAAGAAAGTAGTTGAAGTGATTAAGATGAAACGTAGTGAATCTGCGATGGGCATCAAAGAACAACTTTATGTCGGTGCTAATGTGAGTGTTGACCACCCTAAGATGAAGGGTAAACAATGTCGAGTTACGAAAATCAACCGAACCAAAGCAGTTGTTGAAGTTCTAAACGGACCTTCTTATGGTCGTGTTGGTTCTTACAATGTCCCACTAAGTATGATTATACTAAACAAATAAGATATGATTGTTCAGAAACCTAAAACTAACGGAATTGAGATTGACCTTACTGGTCCTCAAGGTAACGCATTCTTCCTTCTTGGAACTGCCAAAAAACTGGCTTCCCAATTGGGGTTGGATGGTAACCAAATTATGGAAGAAATGAAGAGTGGTGATTACGAAAACCTTCTTCAAGTGTTTGATAAGAACTTTGGTTCGATAGTAACCCTTTACCGATAAGATATGACACAATCAGAAAAAACCCAATGGCTTCAAATGTCCAACAAGCTCCAATGGAAGGGACTAACCTCACACGAGTGGGAAGTTATGGTTGAACTCCGTAAAAAACACCTCACCAGTCGAGGTGAGAATCCAGACCATTGGGACTTGGGTTCAAGAAACTGCTCGAAAAAGTTGGTTTATAGAACATAATTTCGTATATTACCCTTCGTGAAGATAGTAGATACAAACGAAAGATTACATAAACGCATCTCTGCCCTGTCAAGTAAGGTGTTGGTGTTTCCCATTCTAACAAGTTTGGGGAGACACCCTCACCAAACTCGTATATCTGCTATTTTGGTATCCGATGGGGTAACTGACCTATTTGTGAATTATAACAACATAGATGCGAGTTGTGTAAGTCATACGATAGACTTTAGTCCATTCGAAGAGGTAATGATAGTTGGAATGAAAGATTTCTTACACCACTACGATTTCTTACCTAATATGTATGACCTCGAAATGAGTCTATTCCACGAAGCAAGGGATTTTGATGTAGAGGAGAAACCCATTTACACCATATTCAGAAGAAGGAAAGCACCCAAAGCAAATGACCTCATTCCAATTTGGAAACATTACGAACAATTCCAAGAGTGGAAGAAGAAGTGGGTAGATGTGACTCCAAGTAAGTTCAGTCAATTATACCCAAAGTGTTTGAATTGGATTGAATTGGGTGGTCTTCATACCGATACTCGATTGGAATACACCCAATATAACCCACTTACAACGACCTCACGACCATCTAATGCATTTGGTGGAGTCAATTATGCGGCATTACCAAAAGATGGTGACACTCGTAAGAGGTTTATATCACGATTTGAGGGTGGTAAGTTGTATCAGTTAGATTTCGATGGGTATCACATTCGTTTGATTGCTAAATTGATAGGTGTGGATATACCATTAGACATTAAAGCACACAAGTGGTTGGCAGACCAATATGGTGCAGACCTCAAAGATGCAAAAGCAATCACATTTAGACAATTATATGGTGGGGTGCAGGATGAATACAAACACATTCCATTCTTTAGTAAGACCTCGGAGTATGTAGAGTCACTTTGGAGTGAGTTTTTGGTGAAGAAGGAGACATATACCCCTATACTTAAAAGAAAGTTGGTATATAACTCAGATTTGAATAAAAATAAGTTATTTAACTATATTTTACAAGCGGTTGAGACTGAAAGAAACATACTTATATTAGAGAAATTGTCGAATATGAGACAATCTCAAAAATCTTTACCAATTCTTTATACTTATGACTCGATTTTGTTCGATGTTGACCCAAGTGATGGGTTAGAGTATATTTTGGAAATAAAGAATGTTATGGAGTCCGATGGGTTTCCAACTGATATTGAAATAGGAGATAATTACAAAGATATGGTTAAGGTCAATCTTTAGATATTTATGTTTATGAAGAAACTTATCAATTACATAGCAAAGCAAGTGTGGAATGAAGTAGGTGTATCCTTAAAAGAGGGTATTACTGAAGAGGAGTCGTTGAAAGCTACATATAAGGTAGTTTCTGAAATCGTAGGTGAAGACTTCGCAGAACAACTCATCAAAAACTTATTGGAAGCGGAAGAAGAGGAAAAGAAGGATGATTCTGAAGATTCAGTAGATACTGAACCACAAGATGACTTTGACTCCGATGACCAAAAAGCAATGATGACTCAAGCAGAGAGAGATGCTTTGAATGAAGCAAGTTTCTTAGACCCAAAATACAAACCAGGTCACCAAATCATTGTATCTACACCACCGCCATTTGCCAAGAAACTAAAAAAGGGTGATGTTCTTACTATCGTAACCGATAAAGCAGGTGACCCCGATTATGGTGATGGTGAATACCAAAAAACACTACAATTTCCCGATGGAACTGAGTTTAAGGTTGCATCAAAGAGCACGGGTTATGCTTCTTCATATTTTACCCATTTAAAATCGGGTAAGGCAATGCCAAGTGGTGAAGATTGGGAATCTCTAATCATCGTTGCATACAATAATACATTTGAAGGTTACGAGTGGGAACGTGCCGAGAAGTTTTGGGCAGATTATGGTGATGATGCAAAAGCAATAGCAGCCTCATTCAGAAAAGAAATTAAATCTAAATCACTTTCACAATTAGGTGCATCAACTGCAGCACTAAACTCAGATTGGGGTGGTTCTAATAAAACACCAAAAACTGATATTTTAGGTAGTAGTGATGAAAGAATCTCACTAAAGAAAGCAGGTGGGTCACAATTGATGAGTGGTGGTCAAGAAGAGGCATTAGCAACCTTCTCGGCTGCTATGAAGATGGTCGGTGAAAATAAACCTAAAATATTGGATTCATTCTTAAACACATTAGAAGACAAAATGGGTAGAATGAGTCAAAAAGGCACAATTTCAGCACTTGAGAAGTTGAGGGATAGTGGTCAGAAACTAACCCCAGACCAAGAGAAGACCATTGCCGAGATGGAACAACTTCAACTTAATGCTCAAGAAATAAATAAAGATATGTCTTCGGTATTTAAGGATATATACTTTAAGTCATGCTTTTGCTTTGAGGCCGCAACTGGAACTAATAAGTTTGCAGATAAAAATGCAATTGCAAACGAGTTGATTGAGTTCAACCCAGGTAATGGAAGGATTACAGCACACTTACCTATGAAAAAGATTGAAGATGCAAAACCACTTGCACAATCTAACTCATTCTATGTATCATTTAAGACGGGTGGTGGTGGTTCTAAACCATACCTTGCTTTGAGAACAAAGAAAATGAGTAAAAAGCAAATGTTGGGTGAGGAAGTAGAGACATTTAGAGATATCGTAGTTGAGGAGTTCTCAAAATCAGAATATGGTATGAGTATGTTGAATGAAGCAAATGAGCAACAACTCAATGAGTTCCAAATATTTAACAAATTATCTAAAGGTCTGAAAAACGTATCATCTAAGATAAAGTCACAAGCAAAGAAAATCTTGGATGCAATATTAAAGAGAATAAAGCAGGCATTTGATGCTATTAAACGACTTGGTAAAGGTATGTTCAATGGTATTATGCACTTTTTGGGTATGGAAGTATCTTCGGTGAAGATTTCATCGGGTGGTTCATTCCCATTGGTATAGGAGATAATGAGTGAGAACACAACTATTATGCACATTCACTAATGAAAGTGAGTTTGAAGGTCTTGTTGATAGAATACTAAGAGATTTCGAGTTATTCAGTCGCAAGATTTTCGTATTGAAGTTAGACCCTTCCAGGGAATTGGTGATTAGTTACAATATCATTCCAAATTCAGTAAAATTCCTACCATCAACGATTATGGTACATAGAAAGAAAGAATCTAACACGATGTACACCATCAATGCATTAAATCGAGTGATTAGTACTGAGAATGGTGGTGTTTTAGATAAATCATACCAAGTAGATTGGCAGAAATATAGAAATTCAGTTATACTAACCGATGGTGATGGATACAAGATAATGACGACAAGTTTGTTCCGAATTATTGATGTTAATTAACTTCAGAACCATATTTATACCAGTAGTATCACTACAAATTGAACATTGAAAAAATAATTTTGAAATACATTTGGATTTGTCACCCAAATGTTGTATATTAGTGACTAAGTTTAACAAATAACAATTAAAAAGGAACAATTATGGCAATTGATTTAAACGCAATCCGCAATCGTTTGAACACACTTCAAACAAAAGTAACAAAGACTGATAATCTTTGGAAACCTCAACCTGGCAAACAACAAATTCGTATTTTGCCTTATGTACACAACACTTCAAATCCATTTATCGAACTTTACTTCCACTTTGGATTTGGTGGTAAGAACATCATTTCACCATCTTCTTTCGGTGAAGCAGACCCACTATTAGAATTCGCAGAAAAGTTGAAAGCAACTGGAAATCGTGAAGATTACCAATTGTCTCGTAAACTAACCCCTAAGATGAGAACTTACGTTCCAGTATTGGTTCGTGGTGAAGAATCTGAAGGTGTTAAGTTTTGGGGATTCGGTAAAAATGTTTACCAAGAACTGTTGGGATTCTTTGCAGACCCAGACTATGGTGACTTGACTGACCCTGTAAATGGTCGTGATGTAACAGTAGAATTCAAAACTGCTGCAGAGTTGGGTAAATCATACCCAGAGACTTACATTCGTGTAAAACCTAACACAACTCCTATCTCAGAGGACTCAAATGTATTGGAAATGGCAAAAGACCAAATCGAACTTCCAAATATGTTTAAGAGAGTTTCTTATGAAGAAATGGAAACAATGTTGAAAGAATGGTTGGAAACTGGTGAAGTAACTGATACTAAAGAACAACCAGTTGCAGAAACATCTCAACCAACTCAAGCAACTTCTCCTGCATCTAACGTAAAAGATGCATTCGATGATTTATTTAACGACTAATTAGTATGGCTAAGAAGAAGAAGGAAAGTTCTCGTGATGAACTGTCTTCTATCCTCGCTGACAACCTAAACAAGAAGTTTAAGTCTGCCCACAAGGTGGCTTACTTCTTGGATGGGGAGGAGACAACCCCAACCGACTTGGATGAGTGGGTATCAACGGGGTCTCCTATGTTAGACTTGGCAATCTCAAATAGACCAAATGGTGGATTACCAGTGGGTCGTATTACTGAGATTACAGGGTTGGAAGGAAGTGGTAAATCATTACTCGCAGCTCACTCAATCGCTGATACTCAAAAGAAGGGTGGTCTTGGGGTCTACATTGACACCGAGAACGCAATGAATCAAGAGTTCTTAGAAGCAATTGGTGTAGATGTAAACAAGATGTTGTATGTTCCATTGGAGACTGTGGAAGACATCTTCGAAGCAATTGATTCAATCATTGAATCAGTCCGTTCTTCTGACAAAAAGAAGTTGGTTACAATCGTGGTAGACTCCGTTGCAGGTGCATCTACTAAAGTTGAGATTTCAGCAGATTATGACCAAGCAGGTTACGCAACTCAGAAAGCCATCATCATCTCGAAGGCAATGAGAAAGGTAACTAACCTTATTGGAAGAGAGCGAATTTCACTAATCTTTACAAATCAGTTGAGAACCCGATTGGGTGTATCATTTGGTGACCCTTGGACTACGAGTGGTGGTAAGGCAATTGCATTCCACTCATCTTGTAGATTGAGATTGAAACAAATGGGTCAGTTGAAGTCAAAGGTTGGTGGTGTTGACCAAGTTGTGGGTATTAAGACCCGTGCTCAAGTCATCAAGAATCGTATGGGGCCACCACTTCGCTCGGTGGATTATGATATCTACTTTGATAGTGGTATCGACAACTATGGTTCTTGGTTACAAATGATGAAGAGTTACAAGTTGGTAAATCAAAGTGGTGCTTGGTACACTTATGTAGATAAAGAGACTGGTGAGGAAATCAAATTCCAAGCCAAGAATTTTGAGGATATCCTAATGGATAGACCCGAAATTAAAGAGTCAATCTATCAACAAATTTGTGATGCATATATTATGTCTTACAAACAATCAAGTGCAGAATCAAACATAGATAACGTAGAAGTAGCAGATTTCGATGAATAATAGATACGCAGAACTCCTCAAAGAAGTGAGTCAAGAACACAACGAAGTGAAAGATGAGAGTCTAAATGACCGAGTTTTAATTATTGATGGACTAAATCAGTTTATCAGAGTATTTGGGGCAGTGCCTGCGTTGAACGATGATGGAGAACATTGTGGTGGTGTGACAGGATTCCTCTTGTCCACTGCTGCAACCATCCGAAGATTGAAACCTACACGAGTTGTTATCGTGTTTGATGGTAAGGGTGGGTCAAATCGTAGAAAGCAGATGTATAAAGGTTATAAGGAAGGTCGTACTGGTCTGACTAAAATCAATAGATTGGCAGGATACGAGGACTTGGAAGACCAACAGGAGTCAATGAGAAATCAATTCTCACGATTGATTGAGTATTTACAAGTCCTACCCATTTCCCTCACCTACATTGATTATGTGGAAGCAGATGATATTATGGCATATCTCGCAAACCACTACTTTAAGAAAGAAGTTACGATTATCTCATCAGACAAGGATTTCTTACAATTGGTAAATCACCGAATCAAGGTGTATGCACCTACAAAGAAGAAGATGTATGATGAAGCACTTGTGATGGAAGACTTTGGTGTTAAACCTCAAAATCTTGTATTCTATCGCTGTTTAGAGGGTGATAAATCTGATAATATCGAAGGTGTTCGTGGTGTTGGTCCTAAGACAATCTTAAAAAAGATGCAATTCTTAAATGAAGACACATTGACTTTGGATAGTTTTATGGATAAAGTCAAGACCGAATGTGATGATAAGTTGTCACAAAAATTGACTGAAAATGTGACAACGATTGAGATGAACTATCAGTTGATGCAACTCAAAGACCCCGAAATCGCATCATCCATCAAGTCAAATGTTCGTGAGATTATGGATAATCAAGAAGCACAATTGGATATGGTAGAGTTTAAGAAAATGTTTATGTATGATAAACTATATACTGCCTTTTCAAATGTAGACTCTTGGTTGAGAAACTCATTTCTTTCTTTAGACTCGTTTTTAAAGAAAAGTAGAAATGGTTAATCATTATGAAACTCAATTATTTAATGGAGTACTTGAATATCATACCTATACTGCTAAAAATTGGTTTGGTATAGGTGGTATTTCACATCCACTATTCAAAACACTTATATCACGCATTAACTCTGAAGTAGAGGATGCAAAGTATTTTGATTTATATGTAGTAGGTGGTATCTTAGAGGATTGGGTTTCTTGGGATGTTGATTTTGCAGTAATTGGTGAATATCAACCCCAAAGAATATATAATGTATTAGATGGGATTACACGAATTGCATTTGACTTACATCTATATTGTGATTCACACTTTCAAGAGACACTTTGGAGACCCGATGTTTGGGGTAAATACAATACAGGTCCTATTGAACACGAATGTTTTGAATTATCAAATTATTTCGTAAGAGATGGTGAAAAGTGGGATTTATCACATTACGAATATGTTGATGGGTTGTATCGAAAGATAATGTCATATCCATTTCCAAAGCATGTCGAACGAAAAAACCAAGGGTATGTGTATAAGCAACCTTTGAAAGTAAATTAAATTTGGTTAATAAGAAAAAATGTTGTATATTGTACAATATGATTCTATATGGAGAAGTTAGGAAGTAAGTTTAGCACATCGTTTCAGAATAAAGTAATTTCTGCAATAATATCAGATAGGTCGTTTACTCGACAAATATATGATATTATCAGACCCGATTATTTCGACTCGGAAGCATCTGAGTGGTTGGTGAAGACTATTTTGAAATATTTTGATGAATATGAGACAATGCCAACTTTGGATGTTCTCAAAGTCAAGATAAACTCTATTGAGAGGGATGTGTTAAAGGTTTCAGTTGTAGATACACTCAAATTTGCTTGGAATCACTTGGATAGTGAAGATTTAACCTATGTAAAGGAACAAGTCCTCGACTTTTGTAAGAATCAGTCTATAAAGAACGCAATCTTGGATTCGGTGACCCTTTTAGAAGATGGTAAGTATGATACTATCAAAAAGAAGATTGATACTGCAATGAAAGCAGGTCAAGATTCTGATATTGGTCACGAATATAAGACAATGATTACTGAAAGATACGAAGACCAAGTTCGTAATGTGGTATCTACTGGTTGGGATGTGATTGATGAGATTACTCAAGGTGGATTTGGTAAAGGTGAACTTATCCTTTTTGCTGCCCCACCTGGAATTGGTAAATCGTGGTCTTTAGTCAATATTGGTGTAAATGCAATGAAGAAGGGTAAGGTCGTAGCACACTACACTTTGGAATTGAACGAAGGTTACACTGGTCAAAGATACGATGCAGTTCTAAGTGGTGTTGCGGTTGGTAATTTAAAATACAATATGGAAGATGTCAAGAAGGCAGTGGAGAATGTTCCAGGTGACCTTGTTGTAAAACATTATCCTACCAAAACTGCAAGTGTTACCTCACTAAAAGCACATATGGACAAGATGACTCTACAAGGTAAGAAGCCAGATGTGGTAATTGTCGATTATGCTGACCTTTTGAGGGGCCCTGCAAAGGAAAAGAGACACGAGGAGTTGGAAGAAATCATTGAAGACCTTAGAGGTATGGCAGGTGAGTATGAAGTTCCAGTCTTTACTGCATCTCAAATCAATAGAAGTGGTGCAGAAGATGACATTATTACCGGCACCAAGATTGCTGGGTCATTCTCTAAGATGATGACTGCTGATTTCGTAGTATCTCTATCTCGTAAGATTGAGGACAAATTGGCAGGAACTGGTAGATGGCACGTTATTAAGAATCGTTTCGGCCCCGATGGAATGACATTCCCATCTAAAGCAAACTTCTCAACGGGTCAAATTCACATTTATAACGATGATTCCATTGATGGTAGGAAGACTACAAATCAGATGAAACAAGGGGAGAGTTTAGTAAGAAAAGAATTAGCACAAAAATATAAGGAAATGAGTGGTGATATTGGATTTTAAACACTATATATTACCACCCCCCAAAAACATTATGTATAAAAAATTAAGAAGGAGAACACATGGGTCTATTTGATAATCGTATACCTTTTAAGCCGTTTGAATATCCAGAATACTACACCGAAGGTTGGTTGAAACAAGCTCAAGCATTTTGGTTGCATACCGAAATACCAATGCAAGGTGATATTAAAGATTGGAATGAAAATTTGTCAGTCGAAGAGAAAAACTTGGTAGGTAATATTCTACTTGGGTTTGCTCAAACGGAATGTGCGGTGTCCGATTATTGGACAGGTTGGGTAACTGAGTGGTTTCCTAAACACGAAATCAAACAAATGGCAATGATGTTCGGTTCACAAGAAACCATCCACGCAACTGCATACTCATACTTGAATGAGTCTTTGGGATTGGAAGATTTTGAGGCATTCCTACACGAACCAGCAACTGCTGATAGATTTGAAAACCTCGCAAACATCACCAATAGGTATACTTGGGAAGACCTCAAGGATAACGCAGAAGCAAGAAAGGAAGTGGCAAGGTCACTCGCAATCTTCTCCGCATTTACTGAAGGTGTTGCATTATACTCATCATTCGCAGTATTGTTCTCATTCCAAATGAGAAATATGTTGAAAGGAATTGGTCAACAAATGAAATGGTCGGTTCGTGATGAGTCACTTCACTCAAAAATGGGATGTCACCTTTTCAGACATATGTGTGAGGAGTATCCAGAGTTGAAGATGGAAGCAAAAGATGCAGTTGAAGAAGCTGCAGACATTATGTTGGATTTGGAATTGAAATACATCGACAAGATGTTCGAGATGGGTGACTTGGAAAACCTCAAGAAGGAAGACCTCATCAACTTCATCAAAAGTAGAGTAAATAGTAAATACCAAGAATTAGGTTATGAAGGTCAATTGTTTGAATACGATGAAGACTCAGCAAATGAGTTGGATTGGTTCGCACACTTGACTGGTGGAACTACCCATACTGATTTCTTCGCAGTAAGACCAACGGATTACTCCAAGGCAAACGAAGGTGAAGATTGGGATGATATATTTTAATTAGTTATGAAGAATTACGGAGAAGAGTTAGGTTGGGAGTTAGGAGTTGACTTCCCAACTTGGGCAAATACTGAGATTTATGTAAAGACAATCTCAAAGGGTTACTTACTCGCAGGAGAAGTCCCAAAAGACGCATATTGGAGAGTTGCTACTGCAGCAGCACGAAGATTAAAGAAACCACAAATGGCATCAAAGTTCTTTGATTACATTTGGAGAGGGTGGTTGAACCTTGCATCACCAGTACTTTCAAATATGGGTACTGATAGAGGGTTACCTATCTCGTGTTTCGGTATTGATGTGGCAGATTCTATTCAAGACATCGGTACAAAGAACTTAGAGTTAATGTTATTGGCAAAGCATGGTGGTGGTGTTGGTATTGGTATCAACCAAATCAGACCCGCAGGTGCATCTATTACTGATAATGGAACGAGTGATGGTGTAGTACCATTTGCTAAGATTTATGACTCTACAATCCTTGCTACCAATCAAGGAGCAGTTCGTAGAGGTGCAGCATCGGTAAACCTAAACATCGACCACGAAGACTTTGATGAGTGGATTGAGATTCGTGAACCAAAGGGTGATGTGAATCGACAATGTTTGAACTTACACCAAGCAGTAATCGTTGGTGATAAGTTTATGAGAAGACTTGAAGAGGGTGATGCAGAAGCACGTAGAAGATGGGGTAAGGTACTCCAAAAGAGAAAAGCGACTGGTGAACCTTACATTATGTATAAGGGTAATGTAAACAAAGCAAACCCCGAAGCATACAAACAAAACTCACTCAAAGTCTTTATGACTAACATTTGTTCTGAGATTGTACTCCATACCGATGAGTCTCACTCGTTTGTATGTTGTCTATCATCGGTGAACTTGGCAAAGTACGATGAGTGGAAGGATACTGACCTTATCTACACTGCAACTTGGTTCTTGGATGGTGTACTCGAAGAGTTTATTCAGAGAGCAAAGAATATGAGAGGGTTTGAGAACTCAGTTCGTTCAGCAGAGAAGGGTAGAGCACTTGGATTGGGTGTATTGGGATGGCACACATACTTACAACAAAATGGTATGGCATTTGAAGGTCTCCCAGCACAATTTGAGACTCGTAAAATCTTCTCTCAAATCAAGATTGAGTCTGATAGAGCATCTCGTGACCTTGCTAACGAATATGGTGAACCACTATGGTGTGTTGGTACAGGTATGAGAAATACTCACTTGAGAGCAATCGCACCAACGGTATCAAACTCTAAGTTGAGTGGTAATGTATCACCAGGTATTGAACCTTGGGCAGCAAATGTCTTTACTGAACAAACTGCAAAGGGAACATTCATTCGTAAGAATGTTGAGTTGGAAAAAGCACTTCGTAAAATAAGTATGAACAACAAAGATATTTGGAATCAAATACTCGAAGATGGTGGTTCGGTTCAAGGTTTGGATGAATTAGATAATTGGGGATATGTTGATGGTAAACTCTTACATAAAGATAAGATTGACCCATTATCGATTGAGAACAATCAAGTTGATTGGGTGAAGGATGTATTTAAGACATTCAAAGAAATAAATCAGTTGGAGTTGGTAAAACAAGCAGGTGTTAGACAACAATACATCGACCAAGCAGTATCACTAAACTTGGCATTCCCATCACAAGCATCTCCAAAGTGGATTAACCAAGTTCACTTGGAAGCATGGAAACAGGGAATTAAGACACTCTATTATATGAGAACCGAATCGGTACTTCGTGGTGATATTGCTATGAGAGCAACTGACCCCGATTGTGTATCGTGTGATGGTTAGAAGAGGTTGGGGTTTGAAGACCTCATCTTAGGGCCGTTATTCGTTAACGGATTAGTGGGGGGAGTTCGCTACCCCCCTCACTTTAAAAAATAAAATAAATAAAAGGAATAATATGAAACAATATCTTTATTTTAGTGCACCTTGGTGTGGACCTTGTAGAATGCTAGGTCCAGTTATGGAACGAGTAAACAATACCATTCCAGTACAAAAGGTAAACATTGAGGAACAATCAGCATTGGCACAACAATACAATGTGAGAAGCATTCCAACGGTTGTCCTATTGGAGAATGGTCAAGAAGTGAAACGAATTGTGGGTGCAAAGTCCGAAGCAGAATATCTAAACATATGATTGTATTTGACAACTTTGTAAAGGATGAAGAGTTACTAAACGAAATCAGAAACGATTCTACATTTTTTGACACTAAAGGATACCATTGGTGGAATGGTTGGTGGGATAGTCCTGCTAATAGTACCAAACGAAGACTCATTGAATATATTTGGAGATATAATTACCCATCAGACCACCAATATGAGTTGTATGGGTTCGAATATTGGACGGGAACTTACTCCGCAGAAGATAGTAACGATGATAACCCAAATACTCTAAATATGCACTTTGATAAGGATGAGCAGTGGTATAATAAAACAGGTGAATTAAGAACCCCGATTATAGGTACAGTTTATTATCCGTGGGAGCATGATATCGATGGTGGTTATTTAGAAGTGTTTAGCAATGGTGAAGACCAACCACCAGAAAGAATTGCAGCAGTACCAAATCGATTAGTCATATTTCCAGCAGGACAATACCCACATCGTGTTACCAAGGTTACTCGTGGTACAAGATACGCAATTGCAATTAATTTATGGCAAAGTAGACATTCTGGTCTAGATAGTGGTGAATTAATTTTGGAATAATGAAATAATTTTTGTATATTAGTATATTATGAAGAAACAGTTACAACAACTTTGGGATTTCCAAAGTGGATACAACCAACCTCGTAGTAGTAAACCAACACTCTTAGAACCAAATGAGTTCTATCTTAGATATAGGTTGGGTAAAGAGGAATTGGTTGAATATTTAGAAGCATGTAATAACGATGACCTTGTAGAAATCACGGATGCATTAGCAGACCAATTATATATCCTTTTGGGTACAATGGTTGCTCACGGAATGGGTGATATCATTGAAGATGTCTTTGATGAGGTACATCGTTCTAATATGTCAAAGTTAGGTGAGGATGGGAAACCTATCTATCGTGAAGATGGTAAGGTGTTGAAAGGGCCAAACTTCTCACCACCTAACATTGAGCAATTCTTGACTGCCAGTCAGGGTCAATTGGAAATTCCTTTTGATGAGGAAGTTTAGGATGGCTTTAAGAGGAGAATCACACCCACAACACAAACTCACGGAAGACCAAGTAAGGTCTATTCGTAAGTTGTGGGCTGTGGGTCACCGAAACATCAGAGTATTGGCCCGAAATAATGGTGTATCACCTGCCAACATCCGTAGGATTGTAAAAGGTGAAACTTGGACTCATATTTTATTTGGAGAATTTAATGATTATCAGTAATGGCAGACATCAAACTATCACATAAAATCAAAAACGATGAGTATACTGAATATGTATACAATACTTTTGATATTCAAGACCGAGAACAAACAAGTGTAACTATACCAATGAAAATTGGTGACTTAGATAAATTTGAGTGGAACATTGGTGTGATTTATGGTGGAAGTGGTAGTGGTAAATCTACAATTCTAAATCAGTTGGGTGGTGTTAGAACTATCAAGTTCGATGAAGAGAAATCACTAATATCAAACTTTGATTGGTTGACCCCCGAAGAAGCAGGTAGAGTCCTTACATCCATCGGTTTATCATCCATTCCAACTTGGTTGAGACCTTACCGACTATTGAGTAATGGTGAACAATATAGAGCAGAACTTGCTTATTTGATATCATCTGCAAAAGATGGTGACATCATTCTCATCGATGAGTATACTTCAGTAGTAGATAGAGATGTTGCTAAAGCAATGTCGTTTGCTCTTCAAAAGTATATTCGTAGAGAAGGTAAGAGAATCATCCTTGCATCGTGTCACTATGACATTATGGAATGGTTGATGCCCGATTGGACTGTATCACCCGAAAAAGATGGAGGCGCACTCGTGAGAGGCGACTGGCTTCGGCAAGGCAGACCACAAATCAATCTACGCATTAGTAGAACCGAACCTGAAGCTTGGGACATCTTCAAAAGACATCACTATCTAAGTGAAGAAGCAAACAAGGCATTTATCTTCCTTTTGTATGAGTGGAATGATAAACCAGTTGCAATGGGTGTCGTTGGTAGGCAAATCGGAAAGGGTCAGTCCTTTGCATTTAGGGGTAGTAGAACGGTAGTCTTACCCGATTATCAAGGTTTGGGGATTGGGTCACATATATCCAACTTTCAAGGTGCCATTGCAAGAAACTTGGGTGCTAAATACTACACTAAAACAGTAAATCCTGCATTAGGTGAGTATAGAAACAAACGAGATGACCTTTGGAGTCCAACTGGACACAATGGTAGGCAGAGAAATGATGAAAATTATGAATCAATCGTATACAAGACCCTCAAACAACGACCATCGTATTGTCATCAGTATGTAGGTCCGAGTATTGATGGGTATGATGAATTATTCGACCCAATGGAGAAAGCGAGGATGATGAAAAATGTAGATTTAGATTTAGTCCAAAAGTTTTGGGATATTGGATAATTTTTTGTATATTAGTATAAAATAAGACTTAATGTATCAAAATGTATTCTTCGAAAAAGAAAAATCACTCATCCATTGTTGGGATGATGAGAAAGGTTATTTTACATCTAAGTATCGTAGATATGCATATGTTAGAGATGGCAATGGTGCTCATACTTCTATTCACGGAGAGAGGTTAAAGAAAATTAACTTTTGGAAGCAGGATGAAGGTTTAGAACTCTATGAAAGTGATGTAAATGAGGTGACTCGATTCCTCATCGATAATTATGGTGACTCCGATGAAGTATCTAAGGGTCACACTCTATTCACATTCGATATTGAGGTAGAGATGAATTCTGGTCTTCCAGATATCAACGAAGCAGGTAATGCTATGACCTCAGTCGCAGGTCACGATTCGGTAAGTGGTGATTACTTTGTATATGTAGTAAACCCAGGTGAGAAGATTGATAAGACCATTAAAGGTGCTAGAGTAATCTCATTTGATACTGAAGAGGATATGGTGATGGCATTTCTAAACAAATGGAAAGAAATCAATCCTACTATCGTGACTGGTTGGAACATTGACTACTTTGATGTTACTTACCTATATAATCGTATTAAGGTTCTATTTGGTGAAAGAACTGCAAACGAGTTGTCACCAATTAATAAAGTTAGTTGGAACAAATATCGTAGTAGATACATTATCGCAGGAGTGTCGTGTTTGGACTACCTTGCATTGTATAAGAACTTTACTTATACCGAACTTCCAAATTACCGATTGGACACGGTTGCTCAAAAAGAGTTGGGTCGTGGTAAGATTGAGTATGAGGGAAACCTCGACCAATTATTTAGAGATGACTTGGAAAAGTTCATTGAGTATAACTTAGTGGATGTTGAGTTGGTTGTTGATATGGATAGGAAACTTCAGTTCATTGAACTTGCTCAAGCAATTTGTCACGCAGGCCACGTTTTCTATGAAGATTTCCTATTCTCATCAAAGTGGTTAGAGGGTGCAATCCTAACATTCCTACGAAGAAGTGGTAGGGTTGCCCCTAACAAACCAAAACGTGCTCCACGAGTGGAAGGTGAGGAGAGTGGTGGTAAGTTTACTGGTGCTTATGTAAAAGAACCAAAACCAGGTCTATACAAATGGGTATATGATTTGGATTTGACATCACTATACCCATCCATCATTATGACCCTAAATACTTCACCAGAGACCAAAATTGGTAAGTTGAAGAACTACTCTGCCGAAGACCATATGAAGGGTAAGATTGAAACTTACTCCATCGTAGATGATGATGGTAATGAGTTTCCACCACTTCCAAAGGACAAGTTTATGGAGTTTGTCCAAAATGCAGATTATTCAATCGCTGCCAATGGGGTTCTATATCGTAGAGATAAGGTAGGAGTGATTCCCGAAATTCTTAATGTTTGGTTTGACAAACGTGTGGAATACAAAGACCTTATGAAGAAGTATGGTAAGGAAGGTAATGATGAACTATACAAGTTCTACTCTCAACGACAATTGGTTCAGAAGATTATGTTGAATTCTTTGTATGGGGTATTGGGTTTACCATCATTTAGATTTTATGATGTGGATAATGCAGAGGCAACTACCATCACGGGTCAGTCGGTGATTAAGACTACTGAGATGATTGCTAACCAATACTACACAAAGAACATTGGTAAAGAGGCAGATTACAATGTGTATACTGATACTGATTCGGTATTCTATCAAGCTGCACCTCTTGTAAAAGCAAGAAATCCAAACATCAATGAAAACTCAGATGAGGAAATGATTCCTGCCATTCTATCCGTTGCAAAAGAGGTAGAAGAACATATCAACAAGGTCTATGATATGATGGCATACAAAATGTTTAATGTAGATTCACATAGATTTGACATCAAGCAAGAGACTATTGCAAAGGGTGGTTTTTGGGTATCGAAGAAGAGATACGCACAATGGATTATCAATGACAATACCGTACCTTGTGATAAGTTGGATGTGAAGGGACTTGATGTAAAACGCAGTTCATTCCCAACATACTTTAAGGAAGTGATGTCTACGGTCTTGATGGACATTCTAAAGGCTGCTGATAAAGATGAGTTAGACCAAAAGATTTTGGATTACAAAGATGGGATGACTAAACAACGATTCGTAGACATTGCCAAGAACTCAGCAGTAAAGGATATGTCTAAGTATTTGTTTAAGAACCAAGCATTGGGTGAATTTGCTAAAGGAACACCTGCTCACGTTAAGGCAGCAATTACTTACAATCAGTTGTTGAAGAAGTTTAATGCTCCTTACAAATACGAACCTATGAAAGATGGTGACAAAATCAAGTGGGTATATCTAAAGAAGAACCCACTTGGGTTGGAGACCACTGCATTTACAGGTCACTCAGACCCACCCGAAATCAATGCATTCATTGAGAAGTATATCGACTACGATTTGATTTGGGAGAAGGAGTTGAACAATAAGTTGGATGACTTCTACAAAGCAATGGATTGGGAGAAACCAAATCCTAACCTTGCCGCTGCCTCACAATTCTTTTCATTTTAATTTGGTGGTGTAAGAAATATTTTGTATATTAGTAAAGTTAAAATAAAAAATAAAAGGAAATAGTATGAAAAAAAGTTCTATTGAAGGGTTCATCTCTCGTTACAACCTTGGTGGTGAGATTGAATCAGTTAAGATTGAATCAACTGATGAAGGAATGTCAGTTAGATTTATCTCAGATGACAAAACCCTATTGGGTGATGTTACAAGTGAGGAAACTCAGTTTCCAAATGGTGAGTTTGGTATCTACACTACATCACAACTAAAAAACCTATTGGGTGTATTGGGTAGTGATGTAGATGTAAACGAAGGTGAGGCAAGTTTGGCATTTAGTGATTCGGGTACAACTATCAATTATATGTTGGCAGACCTATCAGTAGTACCAATCGTACCAGACCTAAAACAACTTCCACCATTTAGTTCAACAATCACTTTAGATGATGACTTTGTTGCAAAGTTCGTTAAGTCTAAAGGTGCGTTGAGTGATTCGGATAGATTTACATTTACTTGTAAAGATGGGAAGGGTGAAGTAATCTTGGGTTACGAAAAGAGTATGAACTCAACTCGCATCTCTATCAATGTAGATTGTACTTGTGATGGTGATGTTGAACCAATCTCATTCTCAGCAAAATACTTGAAAGAAATCCTAAATGCAAATCGTGCCGCTAAAGCATCTTCATTGAAGATTTCACCTCAAGGTCTTGCATCAGTATCATTTGAACACGAAGGTTTCAAATCTAACTATTTCTTGGTGGAGATTAAGTAATGAGTCTCGTTAAGATACATACACATCAAAGAGAGGAAACTGAAAGAATGCTCCGAGAGATTGAACTCGAAGGAACATTTTGGAATTATGGTGTCCACTACAAAGTCATTGAGGATTTTTATGATGGGTTTGACTTAACAAACGACCATTACACAAACTTACCAGAGTTTAGATGGTCACCAAACATTCAAAGTAGAACTTATATCAAAGTAGATACACCTACTGAAGAGGTAAGAAATGCAGTCTTTGAGAAGTTTGGCCAAAAGGCAGGTGGATTGAATTATATTCACTACAAACTTGACCCCAACCCTGCTACTGAGTGTGAATACACATTTGATACTAAAATCGCACCTAAATACCCATTGTATGTAATTTCATTGGGTAGATGGGAAAAGACATACACCATTGATACATTAGAGGAAATGGGTATTGATTTTAACATTTGTGTAGAACCAAAGGAATATGACAAGTATGCTGCCAATCCAAAGATTGATGTAGATAAACTCATCAAACTACCCGAAAACTTTAGTGAGAGGGGAATGGGTGGTATTCCAGTTCGTAACTTCGTTTGGGAACACGCGGTCCAAGCAGGTCATAAGAAGCATTGGATTATTGATGATAATATCGAGGGTTTCTTTAGATGGAATGATAATGTCCAAAAGAAAGTCAAAGATGGTGTATTCTTTAGGATAATGGAAGACTTTAGTGATAGATACGAAAACCTAGGATTAGTAGGTTGTCAATATGCATCATTTGTTCCTGCCAATGAACCACGAAGAACACAATTCATCATCAATACACGAGTGTATAGTTGTATCTTAATCAACTCAGAACTCTTAGACCAACGGTTGGAAGAACGATGGAGAGGTCGATATAACGAGGATACTGATTTAGCATTGAGAGTCTTATCGACTGGTGACTTATGTACCGTAAACTTCAATAACCTATTATCGGGTAAGAAGACCACGGGTACAGTCAAGGGTGGTAATACGAACACCATTTACGAGTTTGGTGATGATAAAGAAGAGAATGTAAAGTTTACTGGTTTGCAGAAGAAGTTCGATGAACTCAAAGAAAATTGGGGAGACATCGTTCAATACACTACTGCCAAACACGCAGATGGTAGACCACACCATATCATTCAATACACTAAGTTGTTTCAGCAAGAATTAGTGATGAAAGAGGGGGTTCAGTTAGAACCAAAGGTCAATGAGTACAATATGAAGTTTGAAAAAATAAATGAAAATGAGTAATTCACTTTGGGTAGAAAAATATAGACCCGATACGTTAGAAGGTTATGTTGGAAACGAACATATCCTTGAGAAAGTAAAGATTTACATTGAGAATGAGGATGTACCACACCTACTACTTTACGGAGTAGCAGGTACGGGTAAGACTACCCTCGCAAAAATCATCACTAACCAAATCGATTGTGATGTGATGTATATCAATGCTTCGGATGAAAACTCCGTTGATGCAGTTCGTGATAAGATTCGTGGGTTTGCATCTTCAATGGGATTCCGTAAGTGGAAAGTTGTAATCTTGGATGAGTCTGATTATTTGACACCAAATGCTCAAGCAGCACTTCGTAATCTAATGGAGACTTTCAGTAAATCAACTCGGTTTATCTTGACTTGTAATTATGTTGAGAAGGTCATTGACCCAATTCAATCTCGTTGCCAGACATTCGCAATCACACCACCATCTAAGAAAGAGGTTGCAAAGAGACTACACCAAATCTTAACTGAAGAGGGTGTGTCTTTCCAAAACGAAGAACTTGCAGTCTTAGTCAATAGTGGATATCCCGACATTCGTAGAGTTCTCAATGCGGCTCAACGACAGGTGGTGAATGGTGAATTGAAGATTGATACAACATCAACAGTCCAAGCAAATTACATTGACAATGTTGTTAAGATACTACAAAAAGGTGGTGACATCAAACAACAATTCACCGAAATCAGACAAATCATTGCTGACTCTAAGGTGAAGGATTTTACTCCATTGTATAGAGGTCTTTATGATGAGATTGATACATATGCAAGTGGTAAAGTGGGTCAGACTATCTTAAACATCGCAGATGGTCAATATAAAGACTCTATGGTAGTTGATAAGGAAATCAACGTAATGGCGATGATGTTAAACATATTAATGACACTAAATAAATAAATTATGGCAAAATCACAAGAATTATTTGAGCAGATGCAGGAGTTGTTTGCTCAATTTGAAACCGAACACAATGGTACAACCAAAGCATCTAAGACTCGTGCTCGTAAAGTAATCAATGAGTTGAAGAAATTGGTAACTGACTATCGTAAAGCATCGGTAGAAGAAAGTAAGTAAATTATGGCAAAGAAAAAAAGTAAAATCGTAGAGATGGGTCAACCCGCACAATCTCCACAAATGAATTTGGATGTTACAAAGTTGAAGAATGTAACTTGCCCACAATGTGATGGTATCTTCTTCGATGAACTACAAATGTTCAAAGAGGTATCAGCAATGCAATCTCCAAATGGCCAACCATCAATGTTACCAATCCCAGTAGTGGTTTGTAACAATTGTGGTACGGTTCATCCTAAGTTTACTCCAAAAGAACTCTTTGAAGATGTCGCAAACCAAGAAGGCTAAAACCATCTTCGAACATCTTTCTGGAATCAAGGAAAAGAAGGTAGATTGGGACTCTTTGTCTGATATGGACAAGAAGTCCTTTTCACCCTTTATCATCAACCGATGGTTGTCTATGAATCTACATCACATTGAGTTAATCAATGAATTGCAAAAATACACCATTGGTCAATTATCACCTCGTGATGTTTATAAATTGTATTTGGATGTATTACCCAAAAAGAAAACATTCGACAAATATGTAAAAGCAAAGGGTAAGAGTAAATACAATGATAATACATTGGAGTATCTATCGAGATACTTTGAAGTATCAAAGAGAGAAGTGAAAGATTACCTAGATATGTTATCAAAAGATGAGGTAATAGAAATTATCAGTAAGTTTGGAGTAGACAAAAAAGAAATCAAGAAATGGCTGAAGTAATTAAAGAAGCAAAAAACAAAGTAGAGTGGGTTCGTGAAGAGGAAAGACCAATCTATGGTGAACGCACTGCAATCGAGTATTGTGAACAACAATACCCCGAAATGATGGAAGAATACAAAAGGATTATGTGGGAACAATACGAAACCTTTTGTAAGAAGCAACGAAACTATGGACCAGGTAACATCTCAGTTGGAACTCCATTGGAGACAAACGATGATGTAAAACTATCACTAACTGGATTGTGGTTCAGAATGAACGATAAGGTTCAGAGACTAAAACAACTCGTAGTATTAGGTCAACCCGATGAGGTTGGTGAATCACTACAAGATACCTATGCAGATTTATCAGTATATGGTATCATTGCTCAATTAGTCCAAAACGGAAAATGGGCAAAGTAAGAATGACCAAATATGGTCACGCAATATGGATGAGTATGTTTGGTATATGGTTCGCCGTTGCCTACAACTCAATCCTATTGTCGTTCTTTGGTGGAGTCCTCATTGGATATGGACTCAGACTTGCATTCCAAGCAGGTGAAGAGTCAAAACAATAACAATTTATTAACATTGAAATTTGGTGGTTTCACTATAATTTTGTATATTAGTAATAGAAATAAGAGATAGATGAAAAAGTCAGTAGTATCAAACATATTCAATTTTCCAGTACACGAAGAGAAGCAAGGAGACTCTAAGATTTCCTATTCTCAATATACAATGTATGCTAATTGTCCTAAACAATGGAAGTTGACTTATATGGATGGTCACAAAGACTTCGACCCATCGATTCACCTTGTCTTTGGTACTGCAATGCACGAGACTCTACAAGAGTGGTTACAGGTTCTATACAAGGATGGTCCAAGTGAAGCAGAGAAACTTGACTTGAGTAAACTATTGTTGGACTCAATGGCACAAGAATATAAAGTGATGGTTGCCCGTTATGGTAAGTTCACCACGAAGGATGAGATGAATGAGTTCTACGATGATGGTTTACAAATTATTGACTTTATCAAAAAGAATAGAACTGACTACTTCTCAACCAAACGACTCAAGTTGGTAGGTGTCGAGTTACCAATCTACTACCCAACCTCTAATGAGAACATTATGATGAAAGGGTTCATCGATTTGGTGTTCGAAGACCAAGATGGCATCATCGAGATTTGGGATATCAAAACATCTACAAGAGGGTGGAATGAGTATCAGAAGAAAGACAAAACCAAAACTGCTCAATTGGTTCTATATAAGAAGTTCTTCTCAGAACAATATGGTTGGCCAATCGACAAGATTCAAGTTAGATACTTCATCGTAAAACGTAAGTTGTGGGAAGAGGCAATGTTTGCTCAAAAGAGAGTACAGGAGTTTGTACCTGCCCACGGAAGTAGAACGATGAGAAACATCACTACAAGTTTTGATGAGTTTATTTCCAAGTCATTCAACGATGATGGGTCATACAATACTGAAGGTGAGTTTCCTGCCCTTGCAGGTAAAAACTCTAAGAATTGTAAGTATTGTCCATTCAAGAAGAGTGAGTTGTGTAACAAGAAAGAAAGAATCAAAGAATAATATATGAGAAAGTTGATTTTATTATCTATGGTAGCACTTACTTCATCTACCTACATCAAACTACCAAAGCAAGATTTGATAGAAGTTCCAAGTAAAGAAGTTACACTTGAAATCGAAACTCCAAAGCCGGAGTTAAACCTAGTAACTATCAAACGAGACCTTACCCCATTGGTTAATGCATTAATGTGGGTAGAAAGTAGATGTGACACATCTGCTTATTGTAAACGAGAGGATGCGGTTGGAGTTCTTCAGATTCGACCAATTATGGTAAAAGAAGTTAACCGAGTTTTAGGTTTACAAGGTTCGAGTCACATATATACATTAGAAGACCGATGGTCAGAGGACAAATCTATTGAGATGTTCAATGTTATTGCAAACTATTATCACGAAACAAGTTCATATGAGAAAATCGCCCGTTGTTGGAATGGTGGTCCGAAGGGACTACAAAAGAAACAAACCCAAAAGTATTGGAGAAAGGTTCAAAAAAGACTCAAGTACAATGAGAATAGCACTGATAGGGAGTCCGAAGTATGAGAATAGAGGTGAAATCAAAGAACTGGTTTGGAAACTAAAACAAAAGTTTGGAGAGGAACTTATTCTCATCACAAGAGGAAATAAAGATGGAATAGAAAAATGGGTTCGTAAGTTTGCATTGGAGATGGGTGTGAAGTATATTGAATATAATCCAGCATCATCAACAATGTCACTTTATAGTGGTATGGAAAAAGACTATTATGGAAAACCATATCACCCAACACAACCTTTACACCAATATGATTGTGTGGTACGGGGTTCAGACAAAATCTATTACTTTGGTGAAATCAAACAAAAAGAATACAATCACTTCAAAAGAGTATTAATAAAATCAAATAAAAAGGCAAGTTTTATACAATGACAATTCTAGGAATTCATTCGGGACACGATGCGTCCCTTTCATTAGTTAGAGATGGTAAGTTAATATGTTCTATCGCAGTAGAACGATATTCAAGAAACAAGAAAGATACATTTTTATCAAGAGCTGCATTAGATAGATTCTTATCAGATAATTTTATAACATTAGATGATGTTGATATTATCAGTATGGGATATTGGAATCAAGGCACGTGTCCTTGGATGAATATATATGCACCAAAAGATATGCAATACCCATTTTCTCAATTGGGTACATATAACAAAGAAAGTATCCTCTTGAATCACTTGGATTCTTACGATAATAAGGTAAGGGATACTGAATATGGATATACACTACCTTGGTATATTGATAGAATTCAACCACCATATAGTTCGGGTGCTATCACTTCACATTATACATTGAACTTTAATTGTAAGATTGAAGGGTATGATAGAATCATCAGAGGTGTATTTGTGGACCACCATACTACTCACGCAGCAGCAGCATATTATACTTCTCCATTCGAAAAGTGTGCTATTATGACTGTGGATGCCTCAATGCACGACCCCGAAAATTGTAGTGGGTATTACATTGGTGATGGTCCAATATTGTCTATGTTCAGAGAACCAGGTTTAATGATTGGTACATTCTATGATGCTGCAACTGAACTATTAGGATTAGGTCCTGGTACGACTAAAGCAGGTGTATTGATGGGTCTTGCTGCCTTTGGTAATGTTAGTGGTAAAGTAAAAGAAAATGCAGATAAGTGGGTTGAACCTATTTGGAAACGAGATTCACCTGTACAAGACCACCAATACATCGATTGGTTATTTTCTCAAATCACTGGTAAATTCCCACACGTTAATGGTCTCAAAGAAGAGATTCAAAATGGTGATAAAGATGCACATTTTTATACCAAAAGATGGCAAAGTGTTTGGAAAAAGGGTGATTATAATAAACAAGAGGTAATGGATGCTGCCGCCAACATTCAATACTTACTCGAACATGCTATGGTAAAGTATGCACAAATCTTGTTTGAAGAAACCAAGGAATTTAACAATGGTAATTTGTGTTTGGCAGGTGGGGTTGCATTGAATTGTAATGCAAACTATCGAATCTTACAAGAGACTGGATTTGAGAGAGTTCATTTCTTCCCTGCTTGTGGTGATGATGGTATATCGGCAGGTTCTGCTTTATATTACACACATACATTTAATGGTGACCCAAAAATAGAATACAAAACACAAGACCTCGCTTACTTAGGTATCAATTACGTTCATCAACCAGAATCTAACTATACTCCACTTAGTCTTGATTTAGACCGACTTGCAGATTCTCTTGCAGATGGTAAAATTGTATGTTGGTATCAAGGTAGGTCTGAGTTTGGTCCTCGTGCTTTAGGAAATCGTTCTTTCATAACTGACCCTCGTAAGAAGGAGATGAAGGACATCCTTAACTCAAGAGTAAAATTCAGAGAATGGTTTAGACCATTTGCACCAGTAGTTCTTGAAGAACACAAAAGTGAATGGTTTAATATGGATTTTGAATCACCATTTATGTTACATACCGTTCCTTGTAAAAAACCACAAGAGATTCCATCGGGTGTGCATATTGACAACACTGCTAGGGTTCAAACCCTAACAAGAGACCACAATCCTATCTTCTATGATTTGATTTCTAAATTCAACGATAGAACGGGAGTCCCAGTTGTATTGAATACATCTTTGAATGTGAAAGGAGAACCAATCGTAGAGAGTCCAGAAGATGCAATGAAATTATTTGATGAGTCTGATGTAGATGTGTTGGTAATTAATGACACAATGTATTTCAAGAATTAGGAATTAACAAAGTTTTTTTGTATATTTATAGAATATAAAAAGGAAAAAGTTACGAATGGAATTACCAAAACTACGCAAAGTAGACCCAAATAGACCGAAGAAGAAAAAGATTCTACTTCTATCGGATGACCTTAGATTACATAGTGGTATCGCAACTCAATCAAAAGAGATTGTCTTATCGACAATCCATAAATATGATTGGGTTCAATTAGGAGCAGCACTCAAACATCCAGATGCAGGGAAAGTTTTCGATGTATCTGATGATGTTCGTAAAGAAACTGGTGTTGATGATGCATCTCTTAAAATATATGCAAATACTGGATATGGTAACCCAGATGTATTGAGACAATTAATTAACATCGAAAAACCAGATGCTATCCTACACTTTACCGACCCTCGTTTTTGGAAGTGGTTGTATGATATGGAGCATGAGGTAAGAGAGTTTTGTCCGATTATGTATTACAACATTTGGGACTCATTACCAGACCCAATGTGGAACGCACCATTTTACGCATCGTGTGATTTGTTGGTGTCAATCTCAAAACAAACATATGGTATCAACAAGAGAACTCTTGAGAAGTATGGTATGGCAAAGGAAAATTGGGCATACAAATATATTCCACACGGAGTATCAAAGCATTTTAGACCACTCGCATCGGATGATGAGAAATTGATAGAATTCAAAGAAAAGCACGGACTTAACGAATATGATTTTGTAGTCTTATGGAACAATAGAAACATTCGTAGAAAAGTACCAGGTGATGTAATTCTTGCATTCAACGAGTTTGCAAAACAACACGAGGATAAGAAAGTATGTCTATTCTTACATACTCAGCGAAGTGATGACAATGGTACTGATTTGAATGAAGTAATCAAACACAATGGTCACTATGGCGATTACAAGTTTACCGATACTAAGTTCTCGACTGAAGAGTTGAACCTATATTACAATTCGGGCGACATCATCTTAAACATCGCATCTAACGAAGGATTCGGTCTCGCATCTTGTGAGGCGTTGAGAGCAGGTACACCAATCGTGGTGAATGTGACTGGTGGATTACAAGACCAATGTGGATTTGATTTGGAAGGTGAATCATTAACTGCAGAAGATTATGTAGAGATTGGGTCACTACACGATAGAAGAAAGTGGGCTAACAACGAACTACTTGCCTGGGGAAATTGGGCATATGCGGTATGGCCATCTAATAGGTCACTCCAAGGTTCACCACAAACTCCGTTTATCTTCGATGATAGATGTGACTTTATGGATGTCGCAGAGAAGTTGGGATATGCATTTAGAGCAGGTAAAGACCACTTGGAAAAAGTAGGTCAAGAAGGTCACGAGTGGGTGATTAACGAAAGTAAGATGTCATCCGAAGAAATGGGTGTATCATTTATTGAAGCAATTGATGGGTGTTTTGAAAATTGGACACCTCGTAAACGATTTGAAATATACGAAGCATGAAAAAGTTATGTGTAGTTAGTTGCCCTATCGCAACACGAAGTGGATATGGGTCTCGTTCGAGAGACTTAGTTCGTTCACTAATTGAAACTAAAGGTGAAGAGTGGGACATTAAAATCCTACCACAAAGATGGGGTAATACACCTCAGAATGCATTGACAAGTGAAGATGAAGACCTAACATCTCGACTTATTACAGGTCAGATGAATCAGAAACCAGATGTATGGATGCAGATTACAATCCCAAGTGAGTTCCAACCAGTTGGACACTTTAACATTGGTGTATCGGCAGTGATTGAAACCACAAACGCATCACCAGACTTTATCGAAGGGTGTAATCGTATGGATTTGACACTTGTATCATCGGAACATTCGAAGACCACTCTTCAAGCAACTTATGACAAGATTGATGAGAAGACCAAACAAAAAGTAGGTGAGGTAAAACTTACAAAACCCGTTGAGGTATTGTTTGAAGGTTTTGACCCAATGGTGTATGATAATAAGGTAGAGGTTCATCAGTCAGTAAAAGAAGTGATGGGTGATGTAAAAGAATCATTTGCATACCTATTCGTGGGTCATTGGTTACAAGGTAACATTGGACACGATAGAAAAAATGTGGGTGGTTTGATTCATACATTCTTCAATACCTTCAAGAACAAGAAGAACAAACCTGCACTCATCCTCAAGACATCTATTACCGCACCTGGTATTACAAATGTCCACGAGTTGAGAAAGAGAGTTGAGATGATTAAGAATATGATTGATTCAAACAATCTACCCAATGTATATATTCTCGATGGAGACCTTTCAGATGAAGAGATGAATTCACTATACAATCACCCAAAGGTAAAAGCACACGTTTCATTCACTCGTGGTGAGGGATTTGGTAGACCATTACTCGAAGCATGTGTAAGTGGTAAACCAATCATTGCATCTAATTGGAGTGGTCACTTAGATTTCTTAAAATCTGATTTCAACTTTTTGGTAGGTGGTGAACTCCAAGAAGTAGATGCCTCAGCTGCAAATAAGTGGATTTTGAAAGAGTCAAAGTGGTTTGGTATAAACTTTGGTGAAGCAGGTGGTGTTATGAAGTGGATTTACGATAATTATAAGAAAGCAACTGAGAGGTCTCGTAAGAATCGTAAGTATGTAAAAGACAACTTTACAATTGACCAAATGTCAAGTAAATTGTCCGAATTACTTGACACTTATAAGGCAGGTGAAGGTCCTACACAAGTTGGACTTAAACTACCGAAGTTGAAGAAGGTAAGTAAATAATGGCAAGGGATTACACAACACAACATAGGAATCGAATGACCGACCCAATTCGAGTTACCAAAGGTAAATTGGAGATGGGGCAGGTTGCTAAAATCCGTTACAAAAAAGTAAGTGGGGAAGGTCGTGACTATTTTGTGTTTGTGTTAAACCCTAACTTCAGACAATACTTCCATTGTTTAGATTTGAAACATATTCACCCCTCATCATTTTTTAGACTTGCAGATAACTTTAATGAGATAATAAGCACGACTCCCAATGTAAAGAAGTTGGACTTGACCAAACTAAATCTTGATGTAAATGCAAAGAACTTCTATCTGAATGAAATCAAACGAAATAGCAGATTAAAGTTAAAGGATGGGTATAGAACACTCTTAGCAAAGAATGTATCGACAATCACAGTGTATAACTATGACTACGGTATATTTGATAGAGTGGATTCCGCCGCAGAACGAAGACAAGATGAGGCAGCAGATAGGGAAGATGACACACCTGATTTTCTAAAGGATATCTAAATGGAATTAGATAAACTAACTAAGAATTTAGAACACCTACATAATCGTGGTGTAAGAACTATTAAATTGGTGTTTTGTGAAGAAACACTTGAAGTAAAAGAATTATTAGATGAAATTAAGTTACGCAATAACAGTCAAGGATGAGTTCCTTGAAATCCAAAGACTACTCCAAACACTATTAACACTCAAACAACCTCAAGATGAAATCGTGGTTTTATACGATTCAAAAAATGGTAGCATTGGTGTTGAGAGTTATCTTCGTAAGATGAATGTAGAAACATCACGATTCCTATGGTATCCATACGAGTTCGATGGACACTTCGCAAATTTAAAGAATGAACTTACCAAACATTGTAGTGGTGATTACATCTTTCAGATTGATGCAGATGAGTATCCTCACGAAACTCTTATGGATAACATTCACGCAATCTTGGAAGCAAACGATGTTGATGTAATTCTCGTACCACGAGTAAACACGGTGGATGGGCTGACCCAAGACCATATTCAGAAGTGGGGATGGAATGTCAATGAGCAGGGTTGGGTAAACTTCCCAGACCCTCAATGGAGAATCTATCGTAATTCAGAAACCATTCGTTGGGAAAATAAGGTACACGAGAAACTCGTTGGATACGAAACTATATCAAACCTACCTTGGATGGAAGAGTTATCACTATACCACCCAAAAGAAATCGAACGACAAGAGAAGCAAAACGAATATTACGACACCCTCGTGTAATTCCATTTTGGGAACGAATCGTGTGTCACAAGAAAATTTTACAATTATCTATGAAAGCAAATATAGGCATAATCGGACAGGGCTTTGTAGGCAATGCTATTTATCAAAAGTTTAAGAATTACTTTGATGTAAAAACATTCGACTTGGATGAAACTAAACGAACTACGGATACCTTAGAAGAGGTGGTGAACCTTTCCGATGTTGTATTTGTATGTGTACCCACACCTATGAAGAGGATAGATGGGTCGTGTGATATCTCTATTGTAGAGTCCGTGCTCAACGAACTCAACGAGGTAGGGAAGTCAATCGTGGCAGTTATCAAGTCCACTATCCCACCTACCACAACCGAGATGTTCAACAAAAATTTCAAGAACCTCACGATTGTATTTAATCCCGAATTCTTGACCGAAGCAAACGCAGTACAAGACTTTGAGAATCAATCAAAGATTATCTTGGGTGGTCCTCGCAAAGGAACTACTCTACTCAAACAAATTTATAGTTTGGTGTTTCCTACAACTCCTATTATTAAAACGAGTTCTACACACGCAGAGATGGTCAAGTATCTAACCAACACATTCCTTGCAACGAAGGTGTCATTTGCAAATGAGATTTATGAATTGTGTAATAAGTTAGGATTGGATTACGACAAAGTAATTGAGTATGCAACTTATGATGAGAGGTTGGGTAAATCACACTGGGCAGTTCCAGGTCCAGATGGTGATTTAGGATTTGGGGGACATTGCTTTCCTAAAGACTTATCTGCCTTATTGAAATTAACTCAAATGCTGAACACGACTAATAATGTACTACGTGCCACACAACAAACGAATCAGAGTGTAAGAACTGATAGAGATTGGGAAAGTATGGAAGGTAGAGCAATATCTTAAAATGTAATAGAACTATGAATATATATGTAGACATTGATGAGACTATTTGCTTTTACGAAGGCGAACGAAGTTACGAAAAGGCAGTTCCAAACTTTGATAATATAAAAAAAATTTGTATATTGTATGATGAAGGTCATACCATAACCTATTGGACTGCCCGCGGAAGTGTCACGGGCATTGATTGGTACGATGTGACTAAACGACAATTGGATGAGTGGGGGTGTAAATACCATCACCTAAGTGTAGGGGAAAAACCACCATACGACTTATTGATTTGTGATAAGACTAAAAGAATAGAAGAGATATGATAAAACGATTCAATGGACCAATCTACCCAATTTCACCTTCATTTGATGAAAATGAGAACTTGGAGTTGGAATCTACAAAAAAGTATCTTACACATCTAAAAAATGGAGGTGCTAAGATTGTAATGACAACGGCAGGTACTTCTCAATTCAATCTAATGAGTAGAGAAGAGGTACGCGAGCTCAACGAAGTTGTAGTAGGGTTTGATGGTGATGCTATTTTGGGACTACCTCAATTATCTACAAGACACTTGATTGAAGAGATTGAGTTGTTAAATGGTAGATTTGATATCTCTCAAACATCCTTATTGATACTATTCCCCGAAAGATATTATAATGATGACCAAGTTGTAGAATTCTTTGAGCATATTTGTGAGGTATCTGACTACCCAATTCTTGTACACGGAAATGTACTCAAACGTGGAATGGGTGGGTCTTACGAATACAGCAAACCTTTACTTGAAAGATTGAGTAAGATTAGTGGGTTTGTGGGTATGAAAGAAGAGGCAGGAAACTTAATGCATTCCACTACAAACATACCCAATACATTAGAGGTTATTGTGGCAGGTGGAAGTATGAAGCGATTTTGGGCATTACAACCACACGGGGCAACTACTTATTTAGTAGGTGTTGGGTCATTTAATCCAAAGTGGGAAGAGGTGTTTTATAAAAAGTATTTTGAGAATGATTTATATGGGTCAAAGGAAATCATCTATCAAATTGAAAGTCCTATGTTTGAAACCTTTATGAAAATAGGATGGCATATGTCAATGAGAACTGCTTTAAAAGAAATGGGTTTCATACAAAATGATAGAAGACCTTTTAATCAACCAACACAAAACGAAACTGAGCAAATTATAAACGCACTTAATAAAGTATTATGAGTAAAGATAAAACATACATCATAGGTCCTTGTAGTTTAGAGACTTATGAATTATCACACGAAGTTCTATCGGCAGTTTACCCATATGTAAAGGATTCAAACTTTTACTTCAAGGGTTCATATGATAAAGCAAATCGTAGTTCCATTACAGGTAAAAGAGGACCTGGTTTAGAAGAAGGTATGGAAATCTTCAAACAATTGAAGAAAGACTTTCCTGGTCTCAAGGTTACTACTGATGTACACGAAACACATCAAGTAGAAAAGATTTCAGATGTCGTTGACTTGATTCAAATCCCAGCATTCTTGTGTAGACAAACTGACTTGTTGGTTGAATCTGCAAGATGTTCTAATGAGGTTAATATCAAGAAGGGGCAATGGATGAATCCACAAAATATGGTAAAGGGTATTGATAAGTTGAAAAACACCAATCCTGATTGTAGTGTTTGGGTGACTGAAAGGGGTTCTGCATTTGGATATTCTCAGTTTGTTGTTGACTTTTCAAGTGTTGACTTTATGAAAGAACACTTTGATAAGGTTATCTTTGATACCACCCACGCAGCACAATTACCAAAACCAAATGGTAGAATGGGCGGTAACCCAACTTTGGCAGCACGATATTTCAAAGCAACTGATATTTTCAATTATGATGGTGTATTCGCAGAAGCACACCCAAACCCACCATTATCATACTCGGATGCAGATTCAGTACTTCCTCTTGAAGAAATGGTAGATTTATTGAAAGATGATTTAAGATGAAAAACATTAAGCAATTTTGGACAAATGTAAATAAAGGTATGCGCCATATAGTATCTGAGATGGGTGAAGAAAAAACCACTCGTATACTAAATCGGGTTACAACACACTTGATATCCCCCATATCCAATTCACAGGATATAAATTCTATTTTAGATTGGGGATGTGGTGGTGGTCTTATTTCTAAAAAATTAGTAGATTTGGATTACGAAGTATATAGTGTTGACCTCGTTGAGCATAGTTTAAAATCAGCACTACAATATTGTCCAAGGATTAAATACTCCCAATTAATAGATAATGACATTGATTTAGTTAAATATGAAGGACCTGCTCCTGATGTGATACTATGTAACGAAGTCATTCAACATTTCCCGACTGAAAGTTATCTTGATAAGGTATTGGATATTTGGACTAATGTGATATCACCAAAATACATCGCAATTCAAGTGAAATTGGGTGATATTACAAAGTCACAAAGTGATTATAAAAACAACTACCTTAGAGGCCTTATTATAAATGAGATGGATTTGGTTTCTAAGTTTAAATCTAATCAATATACCCAAATGTATAAAGGTTATGAAAAAACTGTAACAGGACAACCGATGGGGTATTATATATTTAAGAAAGCATGAAAAGATTATGTGTAATTCCTGCTCGTGGGGGGAGTAAAAGATTACCACGAAAAAACATCAAACCTCTAAATGGTAAACCATTGGTGTTCTATACTATTGATTCGGTAATAAATTCGGGTGTATTTGATAAAGTAATATTCACCTCAGATGATGATGAGATTTTATCATTGGTGTCTAAAAACTACTCATCGACAATCTTAGATGTTGTTAAACGACCACTTGAGTTGGCAACCGATACTTCAAAGGTAATAGATACGGTATTACATTTTTTAGATGAAGAATACGAGCAAACTTGGTTAACACTACCAACATCACCTATGAAGATTTCAGATGACTTTATAAAAGCATCTGAGTTGTTGAGTAAAAATGATGATTCAGTATTATCATATACCGAAATGGAGTTCCCACCCACACTTGGGTTAGTTGTGAAAAATAACAACATCGTAGAAGATTACGACCAAACTCAACCTTGGCAAAATGGTAATAGTAGGAGTCAAGACCACCCAATGGTTTATAGACCAAATGGTGCTTTATATGGCTCGTGGACTTCGAAGTTAAAAGAAAACAAAAATTATTACATTGGTCAAACCAAAGGATACTTTATGCCACGAAATCGTTCAATAGATATTGATACCCAATTTGAGTTTGATTTAGCAGAATTTATGTTAAAGAGATAAGTATGAAAGTATTAGGATTAGTAGCTGCCAAGGAAAATTCAAATAGATTTCCAAATAAAAATATTCATAAGGTAAATGGAGTTCCTATGTTTATGAACTCCGTTCAACCATTGTTGGATTCCGAGTTGGTAGATGATGTATATGTAATAACTGACTCGGATTACATTAAGTCCTATTGTTTAGAAAACAATATAGGTGTTATTTGGAGACCAAAAAATGCAACTCGTGATGAAGACAAGTTGATAACTATACTTAGGTTCGCATATTACAATTTGGATATAGAGTATGATGTAGTCGTTTCCTTAATGGCAAATTGTCCAGGAAATCAAACATCGGATATTAATAAAGGTATCACCACACTTCAATCTCATAAATTAAAAGAGGTTCGTGGTTTTGACCAAAATGGTGTTGAGAATGGACTTATGATTTTAGATAAGTCAATCATACAATCAAATAGAGATGTATCATATTACTTGGGTGCAGTTACTACAAATGGAACTGAGGTACACTATAAAGAAGATTTAAAGTGAATAAGTCTCGTGTTTTAATAGTAGGACCATCACCACACTTAGAAGGTATGGGGTTGGGTAATTTGATAGATAGTTACGACATCATAGTTCGAATGAACCAAGGTTATAAGTTAATGAAAGAATTACCTAATGACTATGGTAGTAGAGTTGATATGTTATTTTTAAATGGGTGGTCTTCTCGTAATGTAACTGATAAGTATCTTAAATCCGAATATGGTATTCCTGCTAAAAATATTTACAAAAAACACCGACAACTTAAATCGGTGATTGGTAAAAAATACAAAGTGCCATACAATACTAATAGCAATTTAGGAATTATAGCAGTATTTAACTTATTAGATATGGGTTATAGTGATATCTCACTAACGGGTTACTCATTTTATCAAACAAATGCAAAATATTCAGATAAGTATATATCAGAAAACCCATCCGACCCTGATTGTAATGTACAATTCAAGACAAAGATAGGTCACGACCAATTCAAAAATGTATCTAACTTACAATATTTTATTGAAAATTACAATATTACTCTATTGGAGGATACTACTTATTATTACAACAAGTTTAAGAAGGAAAAGTTATGTTTGCACAAACCGCAATCTTAGTAGGACCATCACCACACTTAGAAGGTATGGGGTTGGGTAAGAGTATAGACAATATGGGTTATGTAGCAAGAATGAATAATTCATTCGAAATCCAAAATTTCAAGGACTATGGTCATAGAACTGATTTTTTGTTTGTAAATAAGCAATGGCAAGAAAATAATCGAGATAGAATTCGAGAAGTTCAGTATAGATTTGGTGTTCAAAATGTATTTTTAAAAGGCAGAACGATGACATCACAATACATCAGACCAGATGGATTTGAGTTTAGTGGTACAAAACCAAATATGGGTGTATATGTTGCCATAAATTTATGGTTAACTGGGTTTAGTAAAGTATTTGTTACTGGGTTTTCATTCTATCAAAATCACCCATTTTATGTAAAAGAGCATTATGAAAATCAAGAAGGTATGATACTCGAAGGAGAATCTCACCCACAATCCGATACTGTTAAAGATTTTCAAAAATTAATTGACCTTGGTATCGTAGTGTTATGGCCAGATACACTTGATTTTTTTAATAAAGCAAAAGAAAAATATAATATATAATCAATACACGAGTTATGAAAGTAAACAACGAACACCCAATTTATTTTATCGCCGAAATAGGGCAGAATCACCAAGGTGATATTAACATTGCAAAAAAAATGGTAGATAGTCTAAAAGGACTACCTATATCTTGTATCAAAACTGCTAAACGAGACATAGACACTTGTTTGTCCGAAGAACAAAAGGCAATGATTTATGATAACCCAAATTCTTTTGGTAGAACCTACTACGAACATAGAAAGGCATTGGAGTTGTCTAAAGATGACTTCATTGAACTTAAAAACTATGTAGAAGCTGCGGGTTTTGACTTTATCAGTTCGTTCACCGACAAACCAAGTTTAGACTTCTTACAAGAGATTGGAACAACTGGATTAAAGATTGCATCACAACGTACTGCAGATTTAGACTTACTTCGTGCAGTAGCAGACACAAAACTACCAACCATTTTAAGTACAGGTATGTCCGATATTTCAGATGTAGATAACGCAGTTGAAATCTTAAAAAATAATGATGAGTTACACCTACTACAATGTACGAGTACATACCCTACTCCAGAAAATGAATTGAACTTGAATGTAATTCCTATGTATCAAAACCGATATGATGGTATCGTAGATAGTGTTGGATTTAGTGGACACCACGCAGGTGTTGCTCCAGACATCGCTGCATATATGATGGGGTCTCGTATCATTGAGAGACATTATACCTTGAGTAGAAGTATGAAAGGTACTGACCACCCTGGTTCATTGGAATTACAAGGAATACAATACATACTAAAGTATATTGACCAAGTTAATCAAGCAATGGGTAGTTCTGAAAAACGAGTTCTTGACTCTGAGATGCCTGCATTATTAAAACTAAGAGGTGACTTGAAAAAATGAAAATCTCATTGAATAATGTAGAAATGTCGCCATTTCTTACTACATCATATCCTATTCTATTTAACCTTCCTAAAAACTCCAAAGTGTGTTTGGTTGGTAATAGTGGTTTGATGAAATCTAAAGAATGGGGTAGTGAGATTGATAACTACGATGTGGTAATCAGATTTAACCACGCACCTACAATTGGATTTGAAAAGTATGTAGGTTCGAAGACTACATTAAGATTGGTTAATGGTCACTGCTTCGGTGGTACTACTAAAGTAGATAGAAACCCAACTGCCCATCCAAACTTTCTACCATCACTCCCACCACAAGACATTATATGTAAAACGTGGAATGTTGAGGAATTTATGAAAGGTGTATTTTCTAATGTAAACAAACACAATCTATTTTTCATAAATCCTCAATTTGTAATGGAGGTATCAAAATACACACCTGGTCAAGAACCAACTGCTGGGTTTGTGATGATGATGTTACTATTATCTAACTTCGAAAGTATCGATATGTATGGTTTTACATTTTGGGAAGAGGGATACGACTACCATTATTTTGAAAAAGTACCATTCAAGGCAGAGCAATTGGGACATAATTTCAATAGTGAAAGAGAACTAATTCACCAATTGGAAGAATCTGGAAGATTAAAAATACACAAATAATATGATGACTAAAAGCGATATATCGTTTATACAACCATCTCGTAACAACTTGAAATACCTCAAGTGGTCTTACGATAGTATCAGAAAGAACGCAGGTGAAGAGCCAACCATATGTGTTGCTGATGACTTTAGTAACGATGGAACTTGGGAATGGTGTCAAGAGATGATGGAGAAGGACTCCAACTTCAAAGCAATCCGAAACGAAGGACCAACACGATTGGGCCATACTATCTTATATGATAGACTAATCAACGAGGTTGCTCCTACAAAGATTGTGGGTATCTACCACGCAGATATGTATTTGTGTCCTGGTGCATTGGAATCGGTATTAGAACATATCAAACCAATGACGGTGGTATCACTCACTCGTATTGAACCACCACTTCACCCAGATGGACCAGAGAAGGTTTTGATGGATTGGAAGACTGAGCCTGAAGACTTCGATGAAGAGAAGTTCTTAGAGTGGTTCGTAAGTGGTGAGGATAGATACAAATATGATAAACCTACTGAGGGTATCTTTGCACCTTGGTTTTTGTTCAAAGAAGATTTTACATCTATCGGAGGACATGACCCATTATACGCACCTCAATCAAAAGAGGATTCTGACATCTTCAACCGATTCCTTCTAAATGGATACGAACTTATTCAGACTTGGGATGGGTGTGTATACCATATGACTTGTAGAGGGTCACGATTTAATCCAACACTAACTGAGGTTGGTAAGGAATCTGATGAGTGGTTGGCACAAAACATTCGTTCGACTCGTAACTTTATTCGTAAGTGGGGTCATTTTGTGAAACACGATAGACTAATGAAACCAATCGTTCCTCACAAGTACGATGTAGAGTTCAGAGTTTTCAATGCTAACGAGCAAATATTGAATATGTTAGAACCTTGGTGTAGTAACATCAATGTGGACATACCACAAGAAAAAATCGATGAATACATTAAATTAGAACAACCAAATACTCAGTTCAACTTGAGTGAGAGAATCAACCAACAAGTAGATTCAGATATAATTGTTAGATTTGACGCAAATAAACTAACACAAAATTCATTTAACTTCATTCAAAACCTATCGGAAATCTTTGATTTTAATGAATTTGAGAGTGGTGAGTACGAATTCGACATATTTAAAGTAAAGGTGAATCGAGTAAAACATTACGAGAACGACCTAATTAATCTATGAGATACTTTATATTACTACCAGGTGACACCGAAGAATCAGTAGACTTCTCTACTAATATATTAGGTGAGGTTTCGTTCAAAAACTTTTGGGCAGACCAAGGATTTGGTATTCTTGTAAGATTGGTAGAAAAGTATCCCGACACTTTAGAAGAAGTGGTAATCAAAGATGAAAAATCAAAATCTTATTCCGTAGAAGAATTCTTGGAGAAAATTAAAAAGTTAAGGATAATCCATAATGGGTAAAATTAACATCAACAACCTCGATGAGTTCGAGGATGATTACGAAATGTATGAAAAGTTTACAAAATCAAATAGGAAAAAAAGTAGAAGTAAAGAAGACTTTCTCGAATCACAAGGGCAGTCTTTTAATGGGAGAAAAAGTGACACTTTTATCTCTCAACGAACAAAAGCAAGAAATTAGAGTTTCAGACCCATTTGGGGTCGATTGGGTACTTCCTTTAGAATTTATACATACTTATATGTAGAGGAGAATTACTATGGGTACACCTTACGAAGAAGCACTTGAGAGACTTATCAAAAAAATTGATGAGAAATGGTCCGATTCTTATAAGAAAAGTATCGATTGTAACAATCCTAAAGGTTTTAGTCAAAGAGCACATTGTGCTGGTCGCAAAAAGAAAGGAAAATAGATGTTACTAAAAGTTGGTTCTCGTGGAAAACAAGTAAAAGATTTACAAGAGTTTTTAGGAATAGGAGCGGATGGTATTTTCGGTAAAGGAACTGAAGAAGCAGTTAAAGAGTTTCAAAAGGCCAATGGTCTTGATGCTGATGGTCTTGTGGGTCCTTCCACTTGGGATGCTATGGGTCTCGCTACTACTGATGACTCGGAAAAGACTTTTGAAACGGAAAATGGTCTAATCGTTAATAGACATTATTTACCCCAAGGTGAATATAAGGTTGGTCCAACAAATAAAGAATATGTATTCTTACATCACACCGCGGGGTGGCACAACCCATTCAATTGCATCGACCAATGGGGAAGGGATTCTCGTGGTGCAGTAGCAACTGAATTTGTATTAGGTGGTCCATCCGTAAAAGGTAACAATGAAGACCACGATGGTGTAATGGTACAAGCATTCCCCGAAGGTGGTTATGGATGGCATTTGGGTAAGAATGGGTCACAACATATGCACACTCATTCAGTAGGAATTGAAGTGTGTAATTTTGGTTGGATTAAAGATGGTAAAACATATGCCGGTACACGAGTTCACGAATCTCAATTGGTTGAGTTAGACAAACCATTTAGAGGATTCAAAACTTGGCATAAGTATTCCGATGACCAAATCGAAGCACTTAGAAAGTGGATTCTTTGGATTGGTGAAAGAGATGGTATTGACATCAGAAAAGGATTGCCGGAATTGGTAAAAGAAAAAGGTGCTGATGCATTTGAATTTAATGAAGATGCATACTATGGTAAAGTTAAGGGTGTATGGACACATACCAATACTCGTAAAGATAAATTCGATATGTTCCCTCAACAGGAACTATTAGATATGCTTGCTTCACTATGATAAAGTATATTATATTAATATCGGTAATAATGTCATCGTGTTCGAGTCAACCCGATTACGAAGTAGGTTATCTAACAAAAGGTAACCCAAATAATAGTTATTTAGATAGTTGTGAAACATATTGTTGCGGAGATTAAATGGAAGAATTAGAAGATATTTTTAAAACAAAACAATTCCAAGAATTACCTTGGAAGCAAAGATTGTGGATTAGAATCAAAGTCGCAGTCTTTGGAATGTTGGAGATGATGTAATGAAAAATTGGACTTCAGTAAGAGCGGTATACTTACTTATGTCAATTGTGTTATTAGTAGGATTATTATTAAACAATTGGTGGGTAGTAGTATTCGTTATCGCTATGTTAAATGTTGGGGTATGGACTAAGTTTTGCCCTTCAAAATGGTTATTTGAAAAATTAGGACTGAAGAAGTCGGAGTTATAAGATGACACTCTTAGATGGAATGTCGCGAAAATCAAAAATCGCATTAGGTATCGCAGCTGCCATTATGCTTACATTCTTCTTGGTACAATCTTGTATTGTATTTGGGGTATGTGAAAATAGTATAGAGTTGGCTAAGTTTGGATATGGGTGTGTTATTGCTTTTATGCCACCATTCTTTATGGTTGTTTCTGAGTTCCTTTCAAATATCAAACTAAAGGAAGAGCAGATTGATTCTCAATTAGAGGGTATCAGTAAATCAAATTTAGTAGTAACATTGACAATGGATGGTTATATTGAAACTGCCAATCCAAACTTTTGTAATCTTATGGGGTGTTCCGAGGGTCAAATCAAAAAACAACCCCATAGTAGAATGGTTACACCCGAATATGCTAAAAGTAAAGAATACTTAGAATTTTGGGAAAAATTACGAAGTGGTGAAAGTATCACTGGTCAATTTGAACGAGTAGGAAAAGATGGGTCAAAAAGATGGTTATTTGGTAATTACACTCCTATCAGAAACGCAAAAGGTCAATACGATAAAATATTAAAGGTAGCCACCGATGTTACAGCACAACACGAAGCAGAAGAAATCGTTAGTCAGAAAAATGCTTACTTAGAACACGCTGCTAAAATTCTAAGACACGATATGCATAGTGGTATTAACACTTATATGCCACGGGGGTTATCATCACTAAATCGTAGATTGTCTGAAGATTCTATAAAAGAGTTAAGAATAGGTGCTCCACTAAGAATGTTAGAGGAAGGATTAAAACATACACAAAAGGTATATGCTGGTGTAAAAGAGTTTACAAACTTGGTTAAAGAAGATGTACAACTTGAAAAACAAAAGCACAATTTAGGTGAAATATTAAAGAACTACTTGTCATCCACATCTTACATAAAACAAGTAGCAATAGATAGATTACCAACAATAGAAGTAAACGAACCACTCTTTTGCACGGCCATTGATAATTTAATTAGAAATGGGTTAAAATATAACGATAGTTCTACTAAAGTAATCACTATTTATATGGAGAACGACTCTACACTTTGTGTGGAAGATAATGGTAGAGGTTTAACTCAAGAAGAATTTCTAAATTTATCCAGACCATATGTAAGGAAAGACGGGCAAAAAGAAGGTGGCTCTGGATTGGGATTGAATATTTGTATTTCAATTTTACAAGAGCATGGTTTTGAAATTAGGGCAGAAAAAGTAAATCCAGGAACTAAATTAAGGATAAAATTAAAATGAACAATATGATTAACTCTATTTTATTGGTGGATGATGAGGATTTATTCCACTTGGTATTTGAAGATGCATGTAGTATCTTAGATATAACTCTATCGTTAGAAGCACTTAACTCTTCTGATGAGGCAGATAAATTATTTAAGGCATGGTTTCCAGATGACCCCAACCACGAAAGACCTGAATGTGTATTCGTTGATTTGAATATCATTGGCTCTTCATTTGATGGTATCGAACTTATTAGAAAGATTAACTTTGATTATGGTAATGGGTGTGTGATTGGTATTATTTCATCATCAGATGACAACCAAGAAATTGAAAAAGCAAAAGCAGCAGGTGCTCAATTTTGGATTATTAAGTCTGATGACATTGAACCAAGATTAGAAGAGTTCCGTAGTGATTACGATGGATACTTGAATAAAACAAATCCATTTAAAGTTTATAGATGATAAAAAAATTAGGACATATCTTAACGTACCACGATTCAGAACCAACTGAGGTTTTGCAGGGATTGATATGGTTCATCTTTGCACCAGTTGTATTGGAAGCTGAGTTCTTTCCAGATTTATGGTATGTTGCTATCATTAGTATGTTGATTGGTTATGGTACACTTCATTCAGTTGTTTATAGTAGCTTAGAACGAAGAAGGTTATTTGGGTATGGATATGGTTTAATGGCAATTATATTTGTTGTAATACATTTCACAACAGATGTTGATTGGACTCCTATGAATTGGGGGTGGGTTGTAATTGCTATTAGTGCTCTAAGTAACATTAGAAGAATCACCCAAAAAATTGAATCAAAAAAATCTGAGGTTAATGAAGTGGATATCTCTAAAATGTATAGAGAGGACTTGGAGAGTAAAATCGAGGAGTTACAAAAGCAAACCTTTGATTTGAGATTGAAGAATATACAATTAAATCAGTTATTAGAAGAGAAATAGGTTATGAAACTAAATGAGTTATCACGAGATTCTTTACTAAAACTTGCCAAAGAAAAAAAAGTATACTTAGAAGGTAATATTCTAAAAGTATTAAAACCAAGTGATGAAGATGTTGAGGTTATTAACTATCTAAATCAATGTAAAGATAAAGACTCTACTGCACGGAGAAAAAGACTTCAAGTAACCAAGCAAGTTCAGAAACAAAACAAGGAGTTGGTAAAAAAGCAAGAAGAAACTGATGATTTGATGATTGAACTTCAAAATGCATTGGACTCTGCCCAACAATCTGAAGAAGAAGCAAATAAACTTAGAGAAGCTGCCGAGAAATCTAAAGACAAAGCATTGGAAGATTTGGACCTAATGCAGAAAAAATCTCAATTTGAACTTATAGGTACAATCGTAAGGGTTGCTTTGGTGATAATAATTGGGGTGGGTATTGTAACTACAATTATGTATGGAATTGCACTAATGTCAGGGCAAGACACTCAAATTATTGGGTCTACTTGGTCTAATATGTTTGGTATCTTATTAACTAACGCATTTTCAATTGTGGGTACAATTATGGGTGTGAAGTACGCATCCGATAAGGAGTAGTGATGTATAGTGGTGTTGAGGGGAAGTTTGATGTATGTACTTTTTACGATATATTACTGATGCCCTTCAATAAGAATATAAGACACCCACGACAAGTAACTGAAGTCGTTGATTTCACACGACTAAAAGATGCTACAAAAGATGCATTACTCACACTACCCATCGTTCAGTTCACAGGAGATTTTAAGGCAGGTGGGTTGAATAAAGTTCAACGACTCTACTTAATGACTAAAATGGATGAGGTATTCTTGGTAGATACACTAAAAACAAATTATGCAAGTTGTGTTACCAAACTTATAAATGTACCTGACCTAAGTGATAAAGAAGTTGTTGAACGTAGTGATGAATACAAGAGTATTCAAAGAGTACGAAAAAGTGAGAGTTATCAACTTACCTATAACGAAGTTGATTATGTTATAGAGATAACCGAAGAAGACACAGGCACATTTACAAGTATTATGTATGGTAATAACTTTGTAATGGATTATATCTTAGAACAAGATATATTAGAATATTTTAATCAAAATAAGTAATACTTATACTAAAGGAGTTATGTTATGTTAAAATACATTAGGAGAAAGATTATGGCTTTCAAAGAGATTTTCAAAGACAATAACGATTACAACGAAAAAAATGTGATTGGATTTATGTCCTTCGCAGTAATGGTAGTATTTGCACTTGCTGATTTAGTAACTGGATACTTTGGTAAGGACTTGGTAGTACAAGAGTTCATCTACAATTCGTTTGTGATTATCACATTAGGTTGTTTTGGTATTGCTGGGATTGAGAAGTTCGCCAAAAAGGGATAGTTATGAAACTATCTGACATCGTGCAACTAAAGACAATGGGTTACTCAGAGGAGATTGACCCTAAACATCTAAAGGTGATGAAACAAACACCTTCAATGTTGAAAGACTTTGAGTGGAAACAATTCGCAGGTCAACCACCTCACGGAAATGATAATTCAAAAACCAAGATGGAACTACACCAACTTGCTAAACTTCCTATGGATAAA